AAGATCTACGACTCGACTATATACACACCCATAGAATAAAAGAACCGGATCGCACCTGGCTAGATCTTGGATGCTCTATGTTCGAGATGCTCGTAGCACTTTCTCATCGTGCGTCCTTTCAAGCTGAGGGCTCACACGACGAATGGTTCTGGCGTTTTATGACAAACGTTGACCTTCGAAAGTGTAACGACACCTATTATATGGAAAACTCTGATGTTTGGAATGAGGTGAACGACACCTTGGACCGAATTAACGAGCGAACATATCAACGAAATGGCCAAGGTGGTTTGTTCCCGATTCGGGCCTCACACAGAGATCAGAGAAAAACCGAACTATGGTACCAATTAGCAACATATCTATTAGAGGACGATCGCTTCGAGATTGGTCCCGAAATGTAGTGAAAGGGAGGAGGTATAATGGATTTCTATCAGATTAAAGAGCGAGAAGGACAGCGCAAAAACACTCTTGAAGTATTCCCAGACTTTAGGGTCGTTCGCTCTCGTGATCTGATGGTCCGAGGTAAGCAGTTCTATGGGGTATGGGATGAGACTACAGGTCTCTGGTCAACCGATGAGTACGATGTTCAACGGTTGGTTGACACCGAGATTAAAGCGCATGAGGTTCGTACCGTCGGAGTATTTGCCGAGGTCAATCGAAAGTACCTGAGTAACTTCAGCTCATACAGCTGGCTTCAGTTCAGAAACTATATTGCACACCTGTCTGACTCCCATACCCAATTGGACGCTAATCTAACCTTCGCCAACACCGAGGTTAAGAAGAGCGATTATGTAAGCCGGAGACTTCCCTACGCATTGGCCTCCGGGGATATTTCGGCCTGGGATGAGATCGTCGGCACACTGTACGATCCGGAAGAACGCGCCAAGATCGAGTGGGCAATCGGGTCTATCGTGGCGGGCGACTCGAAGACCATCCAGAAGTTCTTGGTGTTCTATGGGGCTCCAGGTACGGGTAAGTCTACTATCCTCAACATCATCGAATGGATGTTTGTTGGTTATGTTGAATGGTTTGTCGCCAAAGAACTGACGGGTTCTAATAACAGCTTCGCACTTGAGGCTTTCAAAAAGAACCCCCTCGTAGCCATCGAGCATGATGGTGACCTGAGTAAGATCATTGACAACAGCAAGCTCAACTCTCTTGTAGCGCATGAGAATATGCAGATCAACGAGAAGAATAAACCGATCTACTCGATGTCGTTTAACGCGATGTTGCTAATTGGTTCGAACAAGGCTGTTAAGATTACGGACTCGAAAGCCGGCATCATTCGTCGATTGATTGATATCCACCCTACTGGTAAACTCATGTCTGGACGTAAGTATCAGGCGCTGATGAATCAGGTCAAGTTCGAGCTTGGAGCGATTGCCCAGCACTGCCTCGAGGTATATCGAGACATGGGTAAAGACTACTACTCGGGCTATAAACCCACCCAGATGATGCTTGAGACGGATGTGTTCTTCAACTTCATCGAGTCACACTTTGATATCTTCAAGGCCCAGGACGGCGTCACGCTGAATCAGGCTTACGAGTTGTACAAGACTTGGATCGAAGACTCAGGGATTGAGCATAAACTCGCTCGGTACAAACTCCGTGACGAGCTAAAGAGCTACTTCAACACCTTTGAAGAGCGTGCTGAGATTGATGGCAACCGAGTCCGCAGCTGGTTTGGTGGATTCAATGCTGATCGATTCAAAGTACCTACTGGAAACGCAGGGGACTCACATATGTTCACGCTTGTCATGGACGATGACGAGTCCCTCTTCGATCGAGAGTTTCGTAATCGTCCAGCCCAGTACTCTAAGGCTGACGGTTTTCCAGAAAAGTACTGGTCTAATAGTCCTCGAGAAAAGAATGGTAAGGAGTTCATCCCTGATCCAGAGTGGGTAGTCAGCACTAAGCTCAAGGATATCGACACTACCAAAGAGCACTACGTCAAGGTTCCACTAGAACATATCGTAATCGACTTCGATCTGAAAGGTCCTGATGGAGAAAAAAGTGCTGAACGAAATCTTGAAGCGGCTAGTAAATGGCCAAGCACCTATGCCGAGTTTAGCAAATCCGGTGCAGGGATCCATCTCCATTACCGTTACACCGGCGGAGACCCCACTGAACTCAGCAGAATCTATGATGAAGGCATCGAAATCAAGGTGTTTACAGGAGATTCATCGCTACGGCGAATGCTCACGGCATGCAACAATGTGCCCGTGGCAGAGATAAACAGTGGACTTCCACTCAAGGAGAAAAAAGTGATTAATTCTGAAGCTATCAAGAGTGATCGTGCACTTAGAGAGCTGATTGAACGGAATTTGAGGAAAGAGATCCATCCGGGCACTAAGCCCTCAATGGACTTCATCCATAAGATTCTCGAAGAAGTCTATGCCTCTGGGTTGCCATACGACGTCACCGATATGCGACAGCGTATGTTAGCCTTTGCTACTAAGAGCAGTAATCAGGCAATGTATTGTATCAAGCTAATTCAAACGATGCAGTTCAAGTCCGAGAGTGTTGCTACTGAAGCCCCAGCAAACGATTTGGCTTCAGACGAACGCTTGGTGTTCTTTGACGTAGAGGTGTTCCCAAACCTCTTTATCATCTGCTGGAAATTCAAGAACGATAAGGACCCGTTCAGCGGTAAACCCAAGGTCGTACGGATGATCAACCCGTCGGCTCAGGCGGTAGAAGAACTGCTCTCGCTGAAGCTGGTGGGTTTCAATTGCCGTAGGTACGATAACCATATCCTCTATGCCGCATACATGGGCTATGACAATGACCAGCTTTACCAGCTGTCTCAGAAGCTCATCAATGGCTCAGGCAATTCGTATTTCGGTGAAGCTTACAACATTTCGTATACCGATATCTTCGACTTCGCCTCTGCTGCAAACAAAAAGGGGTTGAAGAAGTGGGAGATTGAGCTAGGCATCCATCACCGTGAACTCGGACTCCCGTGGGACAAGCCCGTTGATCCAAAGATGTGGGTCAAGGTTGCTGAGTATTGTGATAATGACGTTATTGCTACTGAGGCGGTCTTTGATCACCTTAGTGGTGACTGGATTGCTCGTCAGATTCTTGCCGGTCTTAGCGGACTGACAGTTAACGACACGACCAACCGCCACAGTACCAAGATCATGTTCGGCGACGAGCGTGAGCCTCAGGAAGAGTTTAAGTATCCCGATCTTCGTGAGATGTTTCCGGGATATGTATACGAGCGAGGCACCAGTACATACCGAGATGAGATTACAGGTGAAGGTGGATACGTCTATGCCGAACCAGGTATGTATGAGAATGTAGCGTTGCTTGACGTTGCATCTATGCACCCAACAAGTATTGAGCAGATGGACTTGTTCGGTATGTACACCAAGAAGTTCAGTGAGATCAAGCAGGCTCGTATCTATATCAAGCGTGGCGATGTAGACTCTGCTCGAAAAATGCTCGGGGGTAAACTCCGTCCATACCTCGAGGATGAATCAAACCTCGGTGGAATCTCAGATGCACTCAAGACCGTTATTAACTCGGTATACGGGTTGACTGCGGCCAGGTTCGATAACGCATTCAAGGACCCACGTAATATTGACAACATTGTAGCCAAGCGTGGTGCGTTGTTCATGATCGATCTGAAGCATTTCGTTCAGAGTCATGGCTTTGTAGTTGCCCATATCAAGACTGACTCGATTAAGATCCCGGATGCAACACCTGAGATCATTGAGCTAGTCATGGAGTTCGGTGACAAGTACGGCTATGAGTTCGAGCACGAGGCAACCTACGAGAAGTTCTGCTTGGTCAACGACGCAGTATATATTGCATACGTCGCAGCAGGTAAGAAGCCCGCTCACTGGGAAGCTGTTGGTGCACAATTCCAGCAGCCGGTAGTGTTCAAGACCTTGTTCACACACGACCCGTTTGTATTCCGGGACTTCTGTGAGACCAAACTGGTCACTACTGCTATGTACCTCGATTTCTCAGAGGCAGATACACCTATGGCATTTGCTGATCCAGATTACATATCCGAGTCTGGAATGCACTTCGTTGGTAAAGCAGGTCTCTATACACCCATCATGCCTGGACACGGTGGTGGACTCCTCATGCGGGAGAAAGACGACAAGTACTACGCGGTTAGTGGTACTAAGGGCTTCGAGTGGATGGAATCTGAGATGATTGACTCATTGGATTATGAGGACTTCATTGACAAGAGCTTCTACGACAAGCAAGTGAATGACGCGCTCGAGAAGATATCTCAGTTCGGTGACTTCGAAAGGTTTGTGTCAGTAAGTGAGCGGTAAACGAGCAAAGGCCCTCCGTCGAGCGGAAAGTGACACTCTGGTTAAGCAGGTTTTGCTGAATCGAGATCTCCAACAGCTTGACATTTGGACAGATCCTGATACTGGCGAGATCTTCTTCACCCCAAAAGAAGAGTCGATTGTCCTCCCTGACAAAGCTCCGGATGCAGACAAGGAATACGCCAATGAGACGCGACCCATTTGTGTGAATTGCGGTAAGCGTCAGAACGAAACACATCACGTTGTCCTACCACTTGGAGAATTCTTCATTTGTGATGACGACACATCTAGCACCACTAAATAATTAAGGAGGCGTCATGCCTGAAGAAATAGATCCCACAAAAGTAACTGCCCCAGAATCCATTGACGTCCGAGTCATGCGGGATGGCGAATGGGTTCACGTCGGGCAGGCAGAATATCTGGGTGATGGGTCTATATCTGTCACCATGGATGATACAGAAGACGGTGCCAAGATCACTCGGCATCTTAATGGTGGCTATATTAATAGCTACTCAATATACCAAGCAGCAGGAGAAAATTCAAATGGCTAAAAACCGCATGCCCAACGTCGTTCTTGAGAACGTTAAGGTTCTCTTCCCCAACTTCGCAGGCAAGGTTGACCAGTTCAACTCGCAGGGTGCTCGAAAGTTCTCCATCGAGCTTCCCGAAAAGGTCGCCATGGACATGATGAACGATGGCTGGAACATCAAGCGCTCCAAGGAACGTGAGGGTGGCGACCCTGATGCCGACCGTCGTCTTCCTCACCTCGCGATTGAGATCAGCTACCGACTCTTCTCGCCGCAGGTAACCCTGATCACCGGCCGTCGTCGTACGAACCTCACGCAGACCGAGTTGGATATCCTTGACTGGGCTGACATCATCAACGTCGACCTTGTCATCCAGCCGTCCGAATACGAGATGAACGGTAAGAGCGGCGTCAAGGCCTACCTCCAGAAGATGTTCATCACGATCGAGGAAGACGTCCTCGACAAGAAGTACGCTGATTACGACAGTGGCCAGTCGGAGGAGCACGGTAATGTCCGATTCGAATAACACGTATGAACGCCGGATGGGTCAAGTAGAGGCCAAGCAGTGGGATGGCTCGGTTAGGGACTTCTTAGTCATTAAGAAATGGCTTAACGAGCTTCCTCTACTTGTAATCAATAGGTTGGTCCCTAGCAGTGTACCGATGCAACCCGAGTTGGTACTTGAAACCGAAGAGGGCAATAAGCACGCCCGACAAGGTAACTGGATTGTCTACGAGAATGGTAAGTTCCTCCTCTTCACATCCGAAACATTTAACCGCGTATACGTTAAACCGAAAGTGGTGTCATGAGTGCTTTAGCAATTAAACATTTCGTTCAGGTCCCACTAGTAATTGAGGCCTTTCAGTTTACCGGGGGTGCTGACAATGCCAAGTCTATCCTCGATCTCATTATGCCTATAGGTGGAGAAGCGGATTGGCGTCCAGAGTGGGTTTCGTTCGAGCGTGGTAAAATCATTACCAATCCCGAATCGTTAGTCATTCTACGTCACACAACACTCACCGTGGGTGACTGGGTTATCTTAAAACCCAATCCGTTAAAGCCTCAAGGTTTCGAGGTTAAAATTCTCGATGATGTGCGCTTTAGAGACCAGTATATTATGGAGAATTCCCCGATGGAGGACGTCATCCATAGTGAAAATACTATGGAGATCGTACTCAACACTCTGGGTCGACTGATTGACAATCAGCAACATGCAGAGAACATCGTAAAAACGCTCCAAGATAGAGGTATTCGATTTAGGGAGGTTGCATAATGGCTTGGACTAGTCACGGTCATCACATCGAAAATACCGACCTGGATCCTGACTTTCGACCGAACCAGCGAATGCGATGTGGAGGACCTAACCTGTGCGGTAAGTGTTCCTCTGAGCAAGCTAGAGCCCATCAGAAGTTGCGAGAAGCTGCAAATATTCAGGTAGAGAAACACTACCACCGCAAACCCGCACGAGTCACAGCAGTCTTCTGGGACGGGACAATTGAGAGTGCTGGACCGATTCTCAATTGGCTTCGAGCCAACGTCCATCCCGAAAGTCGTCTTCAGCCACACGGAGAGCTGTTGCTTATCGGGGTTCCCGGAGATGCCGCAATCTACATGGAAGCTAAAACGTTCTTTGTAGATCACGGCGATAAGGTAGAAGTAGTTACCGAAGATCGTTTCAATAAAGATTATGAACTAGAAGATTAAAGGGGAATTACGTGAGTACTGAATACTGGAGTTATGTCCTGGTAGTTGTGGGCCTTTTGGGGTTTGTCGTTGTCGGACAAAAGGTTTGGTGGGGCTGGTATATCAATCTCGCGTCCCAGGTACTGTGGTTCACCTATGCCATAGTCACCGAGCAGTGGGGGTTCCTCATTGGAGCCATTGCGTATACGTTGATCTTCTCGATCAATGCTTATAAGTGGACTCGAACTAGGTTTGCACCTCTGTGGATTGGTGAGAGTTCTCATGCAAAGCTCTCCAACATTCAAGCGTATACCGAAGATGAAGCCGCACGTAAGTTCCACCTCATGTTTCATCACGACGCTGACAAAGTGTACAGGGCCCCGGTTGCTAAAGTAGAACCGGTAAGGCACGCACGACACTAACTAATAGATTCGCAAGATAACTGGGGACTCGTATTAAGTATCATTTATGAGTTTCAATGGTTCTGCGCGGATTAAGTGGCAGAGTACAATAGCACAAAAACTTTGTCGGTAAAGCATTAACATTTGTCCCAGCTTATGGGCCGTCTAACCAACGGATCTGGCGTGGCTGGGTGTCTTAGGGACGGCATACCTTGGGTCCTCTTCCTACGGGTGGAGGGCAAAAGGAGAGGTTCGAATCCTCAATGTTAGTGACTCATGTAGCTCAGTTGGTTAGAGCGGGTAGGGTAGCACCCCCAGGTCGTCGGTTCAAGTCCGACCATGAGTACTTGTGTGGAGGGGTTCATACAACCAGAGCTGAGTAACTCTGCGGTCAAAAACTGCTCGCTTTAACTTTATAGCTAAACCTAACTAGGAGTCATGATGGACTGGATCGTTTGGAACCGAGAGACTCTGTCAATAACTGAGTTTGGTCGTGGATTTGACATGCATCAAAAAGCCGAGACGCTTAACCGAATCTATCAGACTAACGTTTATGTAGCTAAGCAGTACATTCCGCATGACTAAGTAATAAACTTTGTAGGGGATTATAACATAGTTAACGCTATGTAGTGAGAGCGTCTGCAGGCGTGCACTCACCAACCATGAGAGATCTGGTAATCTTAAACGACCTGACGATGATTCAGTCGCCCTATTAGATTTGTGTGGAGGGGTTCATACAAAATAGCGCACGGTACGGCGGCGTCTCACGTTTCATAACCTCTGAGATCCTGGGTTCGAGTCCTAGGGTGCGCGCAACGTAGTTCTTCGGTATAGATCTGTCTTTCTTTGATCAAGAATTGATGGCCCCTCGCTGAAAAACTATCCGGTATTACTGACGAGTAAATTAAGTCCGGCGTCTTCCCCACGATAGCGGGCGTTTTAACAACTGTGAGCACAAACAACGGCCCTGTCCCGGCCGGATTGACTCATATCCGTAGGGGATTCTGTGGAAGAGTCCGAGTCGGAGTATTGGGCATCAGATAGGCCCACAGGTTCGCATGTAGTTTAACAGAGTAAAATACGTCACCTGGTGGCGAGATTGCGGGTTCGAGGCCCGTCATGCGTAGTATTGGGGCATCGGGTAAGCCCAAACCTGAGCGAAAGCTGGGTAGAGACAAGCCGACACTGAACCGGAAGTGAAAATTGGTAGCTACTCCCGGATTAAGCGAGTAGTGATATGTATTAACAAATTATGAACGGGGGATACGTAGCTAGAGAGAAGGTCTGGTTATGTGTTCCCCGTTTATATAGGTCCTGTAGGTGTGGGTTCGAATCCCACCAGGACTACAAATAATTCTCTTGAAAGGGGAAACTGATGAAGAAGTCTGAAATAATTTCGGTGTTGACTGAAAAGTTCGTAGAGCTTGTGGTCCAGCGTAAGGCCGAGAACGAAGTTTCTACTGCCGGAATAGTCCAGATGACTAAGAAGCGGGACAATCTTCGGAATCAACTTAATTTAGCCGATTTGGCATTGGCTAATAAACATCGGGAATTGGCTCGACTTGAGACTCGACTTTCACTTTCACAGGGTCAGCTCGCAGCAGCGCTTGATACTTCAAATCGTTTGTCAACCGAACTAGCGGAATTAATCCTCCGACACGCTGTATGTCCGACGGGAGAAATCTAATGGAAATCCTAGCAACCGTACTTTTGATACTCGTCCTGATAGTCTTTGTGATTATTGGGATAGTGCTCTTGGTCGTAGTGACAATCGTCAAGTCGTTCCCCAAGGTGTTATCCACCATGCTTGCGGCCGGGATAGCCTTTCTGATGTTTGGCGAGCCCAAGAAAAAGACTTCTCCCACTTATCACAAATACGACCGGGGTGTATAATGCGCAAAACAATTTGGAAATTCCCACTGCCCAGTAACCCGAGTTCACAGATTAACCTTCCGGGACGTATGGCCACCCCGCTATATGTAAACTTTGATAGCGAAGGCGTTCTCTGTCTATGGGCTGAAGTTGACAGCAATGACGTTTGTAAAAGGCGGGTACTGATCGAAGTCGTCAGTACTGGTCAAGGTCCACTGGCCAATACCAGTACATATATGAATACTGTAATCCGTAACGGTCTGGTCTTCCACATGTATTACGCTTTATCATGAGTAGCTACAAGATAAAAAAGGCCAAGCTTGTGGGTATTAGCCTGGTATCGAAAGATAAATCGCTTCCGGGTATGATTATTGAACTAATTCCAGAGGGAGAAACTAATGACTCTAAAACCCCTAGCTGAGGCCCCCGAATACCAGGATCCACAAGGTATGAACCTTCAGCTCTGTGTAATGCATGAGCTTAACCCCGAAGAGCAGTATAGTGTTCAAGCAATCGTGGTATACCATGGATCATCACTTTGTAGAGAACATTTGGAACGCCTACAGCAAAAGTCGATCTTTCTAAAAGGAAACTGGGGAATCTAATGCGCGTTGCAATTAAATTTGATCAATTCTTAAATGAAGAACTCGGCGTAGAACTGGTACTTGCGCCTAAGCAGATGCTGCTGGATGTCTATGTCTACGAGAGAGACCCTTTCCCATCGCTCGAAGCTTTCGAGAACGGTTGGATTACTCGACCTAACAGTCAAGAGTTCTGGGTCTATCGCCAAGGTACGTTCATCGACATAGACCGTCTGCCCGGCATGTACGTCCTTAAGGCTGAGACTAAGCAGCTAGATGCCATACCCATGACCCTCGAAAACTACCACCACACGCCAAAGCTTTCATTTGTAGGCGGCTATAAGTGGAACCTGGTAAACGAGATGATCAGTAACCGTCGGAGTCATGATGATCTGGAATGGCTGTATCAGTCCATCGTGCAGCAGCGAGTCGATCAGTACTGAGTCGCACATCTTACATGGTATATAATAGACCCCCTATTAAGGAGATACTATGCCTAAAGTAATTAAAACTGCAGCCGAACTTACCCTCGGAGATACGATTGACTTTGCCGGTGTGGAATTCGAATTGATGAAAAACTCCGGACCCCACGGAGGATTTATTAACCTCGAATTCCACATACGACCAAACACCAAACGAATCGACGAAATGGTAATCATCTGTCGCCCAACAGTACCATTCACTGTAATCACCAAATAGAACTAAAAAGACGGGCCCCTAACAAGGCCTTTCTTTTTATCTGTCGCACATCTTACATGGTATATAATAGACCCCTCTATGAAAGGAAAAACTACCATGTTTGACCCCAACGCAGATCCCGAACTCATTGCCTCCCGTGCTGCTGAGCTTTCGCTTGAACAGATGGATCGACTGCATGCAGTACTCAAAGCCAAAGGCCAACCAGCCGTCCTCGCTTTCTACTCGCACCCATTCGAAATCCAGACGTCCAACAATATTGCCAGCCTCATGGGGGCATATGCAGTACTCAAAGGACTCGTTCCGCCAGAACGTATCAACCGAGAATAGAATACTGAAAAGACGGGCCCTTAACAAGGCCTTTCTTTTTCAGTAAAAACAGGCACTAACTAAGAAAGGCTGTAACCCCATGAATAAAGTAAGCGATGTTGTATGTAGTGACCCGACTTGTGATGAGAGCCATAAAGATCATCGTTGGGGAAAGATTAAAGCCGGATCTTCTGGGTGGTTTATGTCTAAAGACGGTTCCAGCTGGTGCCCCAAGCACATTCCTGACTGGGTAAAGGAATGGCGAGTTAAAAACGCTAATAGTTGATTACTGAAAGCATATGTAACAATGCGAGAAGTTTGGGCGGAGATCCGAGGATTCCCCAACTATCAGGTTAGTAATTACGGCGTTATACGGTCCTTAAGGACTCGTAGTCTTATTCAACATCGATATAATGGGGGAGGGTATGCCCATGTTACGCTTTCCACTTACGGAGAGCAACACGAATATTATGTACATCAGCTCGTAGCACAAGCGTTCTTTGATAATTACGAACCGGGTATGCGTTTAAAGCATGTCAATGGTGATCAATCAGATTGCTCGGTTCCTAATTTGCAATTAAGGCGGCGTAGAGAACACCTACAGCATAGTAGGAAAGAGACTCACGCCGTCTGGGGAAAATCGGTAAGGATTGTAGAAACCGGGGAAGTTTTCCGCACCGTAAGGCAATGTGCCAGATTCATCGGTGGCGATTATAGCGCTATATATGGAGTTCTAAGAGGGCAACGCGCGGTACATTTAGGTTATACGTTCGAGTACGTCGAAGGGGAAAGCTAATGGATGTTGAAAAGCCATTCACAGACAAAGAAGTTCTGGCCTGGCAAGCGGATGCACCTTGGAAGAGTCCAAATAAGTGCCCCTGCTATAAGTGTTCACATACAGTTGTTACAGTGTTTGAAGGAATCAAAACTGAGAACGGGGAAAGCTAATGAGTAAAAAGCACGCACACGTTGAGCACCGCTTGGCTTACCGATCGTTTACTCCGGATGGTAAACTCTGGACAGAGACTCGATCGATTAACGAGTTACTTAATGAGGCCGAAAAGTGGTGTGGTCCTGGAGAACTTAGACTCGAGATGCTGGATCAAAAAGTAGTCTATCACAACATTAAAGTCAAACCGCTGAAAAGTGCAGTTGGTGGAATTCATGAACGTATTGTAGACGGGGAAAGCTAATGGCTACACCAGAACAAGACGCCTTCATCTATGAGATGATGCACAAGAAGCCTGGGGAAGTCTGGCAAGAGCTGTGGGATTTACGCCTGGCTCTTCAGGGTGTAGGGACGGCCGAGGTAGTTGACGACGGTATAATTTGGAAGTATCCAGACTGGACCGACCACGAGTTGAATAGTAATATGCCGCTGTTCGGATCCAAAGATGAAGAGGACAACGAACCAGTAGCTGAGCTTACACCTCATGAGGCACGAGTATTTCTGAACATTCCACATAAACCGATTGAGTATCCGGACGGTGATTGGCTTCCGCTACCAGTTGAGATGTATGACCAGGCTATGGAGTACATGAAGACTGATCGAGGTATTGTGTACATTCGAGCTATTGATCCGGGACTCACAGTTGCACGTAGTGGATTTCCTGATCCAACAGTCAAGCGCGGTGGTCCAACATTTATTAATCCTCATTACAATGACTAAAGTCTCGAGAGTTAAAAAAAATAAACGTCAAGCGGCATACAGAAAAACCGCTGGGTATATCAAAAGTTCAACGCCGTGCTCCAATTGCGGAAACGTAGGTCCACATTTTATACCACCATCATTTGGTGATTTAGGTTTTTACATATGCACTAAGAAAGACATGTAATGTTGAAACATATGCCCATTGAGGAATACTGGGTAGCGGTCGATCTTCTCCCAAACTATATGGTGAGTAACTATGGTCGAGTAATCAATGTCAATACCCAGCGAGAACTTAAGGCCTGTCCAAACGGTCAAGGTTATCCGCAGGTAAAGCTTTACCACAAAGGTACACCTCATACGGTATATGTGCATCGTCTAGTAGCCATGGCGTTCTTCGTAGATTACGAGAGCGGCGCTGACGTAAAACACATTAACAATAACCTTTTGGATAATGGTGTATTGAACCTAACTATTTGTGCGAAAAAGCCGGTACCTGTTGAGGGTTAAAATTCAAGGTTATGGGGAAGTTGTTGTACGTGTTCCTAAAAAAGATGAGTGGTGTAATGCAAGCATCAAGCAGGCAGTTATGGACGGTATTACTGAAACGTTACAGTTGGTCGACCCACAAACGAGAAAAGATCGTTGGCACCCGGTACTGGGGCAAGGAGGGTACGATGATGTCGATAAACAAAAAGCGAAAATTGATGGGACTTCCGCCACATAAACACCTGTATAAGAGTAATGGCGTCCTACATACTGTTGATCAGTATGGACTCATTAAACTCTATACCTTTGAGTGTAAGCTGTGTGGCGATGTTGTAGCACTTGAGCGCGAATGGTTTAGAAAGGTACTCCTAATTCCGATTGGGTAACTCATGGCCGTAGAACTACACCCGCATCAACTAAAAGCAATTGGAGAAATGCATAATGGATGTGTCCTCACAGGAGACGTTGGAAGTGGTAAGTCCCATACTGCCATCGGTTATTTCCTCATTAAAGAAGCTGGAGTCGAACTTCCAGTCAATGGTGTTGGCGAGTATCGAAGCCCAAAACACCCTCTCGACCTTTACATCATTACAACTGCCAAAAAGCGAGATTCCATTGAGTGGGTGGAGGTCGCTGCAGCCTTCAACCTTTCCACGGCGCGGGGGTCATCAATCGGTGAAATACAGGTTACGATAGACTCATGGAATAATATTATCAACTACGAGGGAGTAAAGAATGCCTTCTTCATTTTCGACGAACAACGACTCGTCGGAGCTGGCGCATGGGTGCAAGCTTTCCTTAAAATCGCGAAGACTAATCGTTGGGTCGTGCTATCCGCCACACCAGGAGATAACTGGATGGATTTCGCACCCGTATTTATCGCTAATGGATTCTACAATAACCGAACTGAATTCATTAAACAGCACGTGGTCTACAGTCGCTTCAGCAAGTTTCCAAAGGTGGACCGCTACGTTGAGCAAGGACACCTTGAGAGGCTTAAACGGCGAGTACTTGTGGATATGCCTTTCGCCCGTCATACAAAACGACATGTGCTTAATGTCATGGTCGCTCATAACGAGTCCCTCTTCGAAAGGGCCTGGAAGGATCGGTGGCACGTCTATGATGAGCGCCCCCTTAGAGACGTGGGTGAGTTATTTCAAATCGCTCGAAAGATAGTCAATTCAGACGTCTCACGGTTGGGCGCAGTAATGGAGTTGTCGGAGAAGCACCCCCGACTCATCATCTTTTACAACTTCAACTATGAGCTGGATGCGCTAAGGACTTTAGGGACGACGATCTCAATACCCCTCGGTGAGTGGAATGGTCACAAGCATGAACAAGTCCCTGAGACTGAAAAGTGGCTTTACTTGGTACAGTACACCGCCGGAGCTGAAGGATGGAATTGCGTTGCTACTGATGCAATGATCTTCTACAGTTTGAATTACAGCTACAAGATTAATGAGCAGGCTAAGGGTCGTATCGATCGTATGAACACACCCTACATTGATCTATACTACTATATTCTAAGGTCCGCATCAAAAATCGATCAATACATCATACTGGCGCTCGCCGGAAAAAAGAGCTTCAATGAAAAGGTGATCAAATGGTAAGCACGTCTGATATGTCATTAGAGCAACTTAAGGCCTACCGAGACTGGTTGGAATCCGAACGAGTCTTGTTTATGAATGCAAACCCTACACCCAAAATCGAGGATCCTAGGTACACTGCTCAAATCGCGTGGTATAAACGTGAACTTCTGAACGCTGGTAGTTGGATTGAGATCTATGAAGGTAACCGAGTTAATGCCGAACTGGATCGCAAAGCCAAGAACTTCATCAACCCACCAGGAAAAGTAACCCAGGTAGGTCCTGAATCTAGCATACTTAAGGCCCGAGTCGAAGACTTCAAATACTTCATGCAAAGCCTTTTTAAAGGTCCATTCTAACTAGTTAAACAGCTTTTGGATATCGAACCACCCTGATCCCTGAAACGAACTTCCTACGAAAGGGTAACACAATGGTAACTAGCATGTCAAATATGTCCCTGGTCGAGCTTCGGACATATCTCGAATGGCTCGAAAAGTCCAAAGTTGATTTTAACGAAGAGATGCCGAACCCCAAGCCGGGCTCGCTAGCTCAAGTCGAACTAGACTGGTACAACTCCGAAATCGCGAAGACTAATAACTTCATCAAAATGCATGAAGTAAAGCGGGTTAGGGATGGACTAAACGCGGAAGCTCGAAAGTTCTTGACACCCACAACTGAATTGCCGGTACCTAATATGGAGCCTCAAGGGTTTGCATTCTTGATGCATAAGGTTAAGGTATTCAACAAAGCATTGTGGGCCATACTGTCACACTGACACTATATACATAGAAAGTTATAACACATGGCAATGGCATATAACGAAAAGCTTCCTCTCACAATGGGGAATCGAGTAATTGGAGTTATCTCATTTGATGAAGACGGCAAGATCGAAGGTCAGCTTATTGGCACTGAACTCTTGGGTCTATTAAATGAGTTCTTTGGCGAGGGTCTATTAGACATTGCGTTCCATGGAAAACCCGGTAAAGTCTCACCCAACACCGTTAGTGAGCTGAATGCAAAGCTGCGGAAATATCTAAGGAATGAGGACTAATGGGAAACCTCCCACTGCCCGAAGGGGTATCAGTACAAGACCTTGAGTGTGTGATGCTCAACATTCAACCGTTTACCTACATGGAACGAGGGTGGGGTGGCAATCTACCCATTCACGATTTGTTCTATGGTAAACACCCGCAGCTGCAGTATGCTCAGGGTCTTGTTGGACAACGCAATGCTCACGTTACTTTGTTGTTTGGTATTCACCCAAGCACCGGTTACGTACGAGAGGTAGCTGAGGCCCTTGATGGATGGACGCCTGAACCAATTGAGTTCGAGCGTATCACATACTTTCCATCATCGGTTGAAGGAGAAGATTACAATGTCATCATAGCCACAGTACTAGAGACTACTAATCTTCTCGAAGGCCGTGAGCGTCTAACTCAGCTACCTCACACTGACACCTATGGTGCCTACAAGCCGCACGTAACACTAGCTTACATCAAAGGTACTGCTGACCGTGATGAGTGGCTCAGAGGTATGGACTACATCTTAGACGGTCGTACCTACCCGATCACCGAAGTGGATTATGGATTGGATAGTTAACAATGCCTCTCTATGAAATGCGTGATGGGGAATCATATGACGACTACAAACTCCGATACATAGGTTCGTCACTTACCGCAACTGAGCTAGAGGCCAAGGCTTCCGAAGCTTGGTATGCTCGTCGAGAAAGAATGAGAATTGATAAAGTCAATCGAGGAAAGTTTCTAATGGCAACTAAAGCAATCAAGATCACGAACAAGAACTACAAGCGCCTCGAGGGGGAGTTCGGCAATCTGGAAGAGAACGAGTTGGCACCACACATCGGCTACTGGATGGTCGTAGGGTTCGGGTCTGAGGCGATCGAAGGATTCTTCTCGGACCAGAATTTCAACCGGTCGGCAATCGTCATTGGTACGCTCGAGAACGAGTGGGTCGACATCACCCTCAAGAAGACGCTGGTGTAGATCTATTGAGTCATGAGACGGGTCATTGGGGCCCACCACCTTGTGGGTGTTCAGATTGTCTGGAAGCTCAGGAATCTGAGGATGCCGCGGAAGTAACCGGGGAGTAGCTGGGAGGTGCTGGCGGGTGATGGCTGGTCTGTAGTGGTTCAGGGACGCGAGTTTTACACTGCATATAATGACCCCTACCACTACAGGAGACCATTATGTTTAACAGCAAAAAATTCAAACGCCAGCACTCCAAGCTCTCGAATAAATTTGAGTACTGTAAAAAGCTCATGGAAGTTGCTGACATTCAGCTCGAAGAAGACCCCGACACAATCGGAGTTGATCTATACGAGATGATTGTCGACAACTACTATGCCGCCAAACACAGCCTCGAAGTATTCCACAACCGGATGCAACGAATGTCCAAACTGGAACATCTCAACTCACTAACACAGTAGTATCAGAAAGACGGGCCCTTAACAAGGCCTTTCTTTTTGTCAAATCTCTGGCCAAAACTGAAAAATCTCTGGCCATAAACGGGTCACTCGCCCACTTATTTCCAAATTAAGTGGACAATAAATACCCTAGTCGGAGCGTTTCGGTCACTAAAGTGGGTTTTCGGTCAAAAGTGATTTCAGATTTGGCCAGAGATTTGAAAATTCGAATTCTGAAAAAGGGGCTAAAAAGGGCTAAAAAGGCCGTTTTGTGTCCACAAATAGCCCATTCTAACCCCATTGTCCACACACTTTGTCAGTTTAACCCCCCTCTCGGTCACTCACCCACTTTTGAATCACTATTTGCTACACTGAGGTAAAAAACACCTTATAGATAAGTAATGGGATTTTTACTTCAAAAGTGGGTGAGTGACCGAAGCTTGTACCGAGTAGGGTAATTGTCCACGCATTTAATACATGCCTTATAATAGAAGGGACACCCTGTCTTTTTTTTGTGATTATGCTAAAAGACAGCAATTATGAAACTAGAGAGCGAATTCCAAGCAGACCTCATTAAAGAGATCAAAGCCGTCTTTCCTGGATGTGTTGTTTTAAAGAATGATCCAAACTACATCCAAGGCTTTCCTGATCTCCTCATTCTTTTTCGAAAGAACTGGGCAGCACTAGAAGTCAAGCGGTCAGCGTCGGAGCCCTACCGACCAAACCAAGAATACTACCTTGACATGCTCAACACGATGGCGTACTCCGCGACCATCTTTCCAGAAAACGCAAAGGTCATTCTAGATGAACTTCAATTCGCACTTCGATCTAGTCGGAAAGCACGCACTACTAAGCGCGAGTAAGTATCACTGGACCAACTATGATGATGATAAGTTTGAGACGCATCTAACTACTCATCAGTTGGCTCAACGCGGAACTGATCTCCATGCATTAGCCGCTGAGCTTATTCGTATGAAAGTGAAGCTACCTCGTAACGCCCAAACTATAAACTCATATGTCAATGACGCTCTCGGGTATCACATGACAGCTGAGCAAGTATTGATGTACTCGTATAACTGTTTCGGCACAGCCGATTCAATTTCGTTTCGCAAAGAACTGCTTCGCATTCACGACCTGAAGACTGGTACTTCTAAATCCAGTTTCCGACAGCTAGAAATCTATGCAGCTATGTTCTGCCTAGAGTATCGAATCAAGCCGGCAGAGATCGGCATGGAGTTTCGCATCTACCAATCAGATGCAGTTGAAGTGCTCGAGGGGGATCCTGATGAAATCACTCACATTATGGACAAGATTATTCGATTCGATAAGCGGATCACGACTAGGAGCCTGGAGAACGTCTAATGTTTGACACTGTAGTAGACGTAACTCGAGACATCCAATACCTCGATGATGACAGTACCATTCAGCACTATGGTACACTCCAGAAGTCTGGGCGTTATCCTTGGGGCAGTGGTGGCGATCCCTCACAGCGCAACCGTATGTTTGCAGACCATGTCAATAAGCTTCGCAAGGATGGATTGACCGATCCTCAAATTGCTGAAGGTATGGGTCTCAAGAGTACTCAATTCCGGGCAAAGATGTCTATTGCTGGCGATACTGTTCGTCGTGAAGATTCTGCAACCGCGGTCAAGCTAAAACTGACGGGTATGTCCAACGTCGCAATTGGTTTGGAGATGGGTAAAAACGAATCTACCGTTCGATCTCTTCTTGCTCCCGCAACTCAAGAAAAAGAAGACATCCTACTCACGACATCCAACGTTCTTCGGACTGAGGTTGCCGGTAAGAGATTCCTTGATATCGGAGTGGGTACTGAAAACTACCTCGGTGTGAGTCAAACTCGGTTGAATACCGCAGTCGAAATTCTCAAAGAGGAAGGCTATCAGGTCAACTCGGTAAAAACCCAGCAGCTTGGTACCGGTAAGTTCACAAAGATTAAAGTTCTGTCCGCACCCGATACCGACTACAAAGAAGTCATCGCTGCTCAAAGCGGAGGCCTAATCGGAACGGTAGCTCATTATAGTGAGGACAATGGTCGATCGTTTAGTGCGATCAAAGCCCCAGTCTCGGTAAAAGACTCACGTCTGTCCGTTCGCTATAAAGAAGAGGGCGGAGATCAAAAAGACGGAGTAATCGAACTTCGACGCGGTGTTGCCGATATCTCATTGGGTGACTCGCGTTATGCTCAAGTTCGAATCCAGGTCAATAATACCCATTATCTTAAGGGTATGGCCATGTATGCGGATGATCTTCCTGACGGTGTTGACATGCGCTTCAACACGAATAAGAGCGCCACGGGCAATAAGCTAGACGCCCTTAAACCTCTGAAGCGTGTAAAAGAAAACGGTCAAGAAACCAAAGCTGTGGATCCTGATCTCCCATTCGGATCTATCATCCGGCAGAAAACCTACATCGACCCGACAACAGGTAAGAAGAAACTTTCTCCACTAAACATTGTCGGAACTACTGATCCAGACGGAAACAAAACGCCTGGTGAAGAGGGTGCCTGGTATGGTTGGTCTAGAACGCTTTCGTCTCAGATGTTGTCTAAGCAGAGTCCAATTCTTGCTAAACAACAGTTGGGTCTTGCGTATGCCTCTAAATTGGCCGAGTATGAAGAAATCATGGCGCTCAACAATCCAGCCGTCAAGCGAAAGCTCCTAGAGCAATTCTCTGATGGTGCGGATGCCTCAGCTGTAAATCTAAAAGCTGCAGGTCTTCCTCGGACTCGAAACCACGTAATTCTGCCGATTTCATCGATGAAAGACAACGAGATTTATGCCCCCCAATATAACAACGGGGAAAGAGTTGTTCTGATTCGACACCCTCATGGTGGAATTTTTGAGATCCCAGAACTGACAGTTAATAACCGAAATAAAGACGCTAAACGGCTTCTTCAAAATGCGGTCGATGCTGTTGGAATTAATGCTACGGTTGCAGCTCGTCTTTCTGGTGCGGACTTTGACGGTGACACGGTATTGGTCATTCCCAATGTGGCTTCTGGTCATAGTCGAGTTCGAAATAAGCCCCCTCTTGAAGATCTGAAGGATTTCGATCCCCAGTCTAAATATAAGGGCTATCCGGGAATGCCAAAAATGGTTTCTAAACAAACCGAAATGGGGAAGATTTCAAACCTCATTACGGATATGACCATTATGAGCGCCCCTGATTCCGAAATTGCAAGAGCGGTTATGCACTCAATGGTTGTTATTGATGCTGAAAAGCACAATCTCGATTATAAGCGTTCTGCTCAAGACAATGGAATCGCCGCACTCAAAACCAAGTATCAGGGCGGTCCTACAAAGGGCGCTAAAACCTTGATTTCGCAAGTGTCATCTGAAGCCCGTATTGCTGAACGTAAAAGTGGATTTAAAATTGACCCCCGTACTGGTAAGAAGGTCTTTACTGAAACGGGTGCAACCTATGTGACCACTAAGGTAAGTAAAAAGACCGGTCTTGTCACAGAGAAGGTTAACATTAGAACCACTAGTGTTAAGAAAGGCGAGATTACAGATGACGCCTTTAGCCTAGTATCTAAGGGTGGCACACCAATGGAGTCTGTGTATGCTACACACTCCAACCAGATGAAGGCCCTAGCTAACACTGCTAGGAAGTCTATGATTTCGACCCCCCCTATTAAATACAATAAGGGTGCTGCCGTCACATACAAGTCTGAAGTGTCCTCCCTCACTGCTAAGTTGAACGTGGCCCTGAGAAACGCCCCACTTGAACGCCAGGCCCAATTAATAGGCAATGCCTCTGTCACAGCCAAGCGTCAGGCCAACCCTGAGATGGACAAGGACGAGTTAAAGAAGGTTAAAACTCAAGCTCTAGCCAACTCCCGTGCTAGAACAGGGGCTAAGAAGCAAGCAGTGTTCATCACTGATGATGAGTGGTCTGCCATCCAGGCAGGCGCCATTACTAACAACCGCCTCAACAACATACTAAAGAACGCTGATCAAGACCGTGTACGGGAGCTTGCTACACCACGTGACAGACCAGTAATGCCCGATGCTAAAGTAGCCCGTGCCAAGGCCATGCTTAATGCAGGCCGCACACAGGCTGAAGTAGCTACTGCCCTAGGCATACCAACCAGTACACTCAATGACGCAATCAGTAGATAGGAGAACTCATGGCTGAAGCAGCACCGACCCCATCACCCATCCCTACCAGGTACATGCTCACGACTAGTGACAATCCTTTCAGTCCTTTCAGTGAGTGGGACGAATGGTATGCGTTCGACGAGTCTAAAGGTTACCATTCTAGTGCTCTATTGGCTAGGATTACAAATACTTCAGATGAAATGTCCGAACCGGACCAAGACATTGCTATTAATCAAGGAATTAATGACGTCCTCGATATGAATGACAATGGTTTGTACAGAAAAGTATCTCAAGAAACTGAGAAGTCTGACAGCTAGTCGGTAGGGGGAGGGGGGTCTCGCAAAATAGGCCCCCCTCCCGCATCGCTGCCCTCCCTAAAAAAGCCCCGGGGGGACAAAAACCCGTAGTGTTCCTAGATTAACCCTGGTCAAAGCCATAGGTAAGACCTAACAAGTCCTGAGTTTCAGGCAGCAACACCCCTTATACTTTTCAAAAATCCGAAGTACCTTAACGGGTTGTTCCGCCGAAAAACTTTTAGCACCAACGTTTTATAATTAATCCTAATAATGAAAGGCATTATCATGGCTGATACCATCCCCCACCAGGACGCTGTTGAAGGCGTTATTGGTCAGTCGATTCGAGCTGAGCGTGTAACGCAGAATGCCAACGACGAACTTCTCTATGCTGACCGTGGTACCGCGACCATCGCATCCCCGACCGCACCCAGCGCAACGTACGTTCAGGCTGAAGCTGCTTCACTGAAGACCGCCGTAGATGCCATCCGCGTAGCACTCATTGCTTCGGGCGTTACGGTCTAACTTTTAAACCAACGCACCACCTGCATTAAATCCCCGGCGGGACAACTCTTTATATTTTTCGGCATCCTAGCATCAAGCTAAGTCTGCAACACCCCCTATACTTTTCAAAGGAAAATTTATGTCTGTAGATCTAGTAGTGAATCGGTTCGCCGACATTCAAAGTAACATTGGTGCCGGAGCACTTGCTTGGTGTAAGTCCGATAATATTCTGGCTATCCAGACTGAACTCGGTGGAGATTGGATTCCATATCTTCAGGCCGGAGCATTCTACACCGCAGTTCCTCTGGCGCCCTCCTCTCTTGCACACAACGCAAGTGCTGATGTTGCCATCACGCTTCCCCCTGGAAAATTTACACAGTCACCTCAGGTACTGGCACTTGTAAGTTCAACAACTCGATATGTCTTGGCTGTTAAATCAGTAACTAAGGATCAGGTTGTAGTTCGAGTTAGCAACTTCTCGGGCGTAGCGTCAACCGATGTTGCACCATATATTCGTCTGACGGTTCTTCAGACTTTTGTCTAAGTAGCAACAACACTCCTTATATTTTTCGACAAACAAAACTACCCAAGCCTGGGTAACGAACCAACGAAGGAAGGAACCACATGCCCGATTCTAAATCTGAAGATGAGCGCGAAGCTGAGACTTCGGCGTTGATTGCACGACTGCTCGACCCTAACGATGTGTATGATGCACATCACGGAACTGATCGTTCTCCTGAGTCCTTGGCTTGGGTTGAATCTCATGACCCAGAAACTTTTGCGCGGGTTACTCAAAAGATTGCTGAGGGTAAGTAATGCCTACAGCACCTTGGACCGCAATCAATAACACGCCTAACAAATCCATTCGTCAAGATGTTGCTCGTAGAGGTGCATGCCTCCACCACGCAGCTATGACGAGCCTTGATGGACTACGTCGTCTTGAGATGGGTGCAAAGCAGGTCTCATCAACCGCTATCATCAAGGATCATAACATCGAGCGTATGATGCCCGATGAAGCATTCCGAGCTTGGTCATTATCAAGCGCCTTTTGGGATTCAGCACTTCGATCAATCGAAGCCTGTAACGAATCGGTTATTGGCTGGACGGTTTCCGATGAGACTCACTGGGCAATGGCAAAGGCTGTCGCATATTGGTCGGAGATCGAAGGCTGGTGGCCTCACCGTGATGGCCCTCGCAACACCTGGACGGTTATCACCCACAGTGAAGTCTACACCATTCACGGCGCATCGTATGCAACCGCCTGTGCTGGTGGAGTCAATGCTGATCTCGTAACGTCTCGCGCACAAATGCTTCGCGGTGGCGGTGCTGCTCCTGCAGGCATCCCCATGGCTCCAAGCTCTAGCGTATCGGCAGTGCCAAGATATAACGTCCCGACTGCTGTTAACTTCGCATACGGTTTGACTAAGGCTGCCCAGCTTGCAATGCAGCAGGCACTTACCCGCCTTAAACGTTACACTGGACTTCAGGATGGCGACTTCGGTTCCATGTCAGTCATTAGTATGCAGCAGTGGCTCAAGGATTCGGGATACCTTCCGGCTGGATATTTGGTCGATGGTAAACCTGGTGGAGTCTATGGTGAAGCTCTCCATGACCTCGCCGATAAATACGGTTATACCGGATCCCACATTGGGCTTCCCGGAGCAAACGTTTCTGCAGCACTTGAGAAATGGGCTGCATCTATGGCTCCGGTCTTGGCTGCTCCGAAGCAAGCATCTCCATATTCGGTAGGTCCCGTCATTCGCTCAGGTAGCGACTGGTCAATCAGTCTTCCCCAAGGAGAACTTGCTAAGCGCATTTGTCGTGAGCTTATCAAGAAGGGTCGTCTCCCAGCCAACTACAACAACGATGGCGATCCGCAGCGTGCATTCGAAGCAGCAGTCCAAGAAACTTTGAACGTTTCAAAGGTCTTCACTGGATCTAACGATGGCAAGCTTGAGCGTGGTGGCGCATTTGGTGTCCAGGATTACGGAAACCGATTTGCTAGCTATATTGCTCGAGGTGGACTTCGTGACGGTCGTCTTGGCGTATTCTCTTGGCTATGCTTTGCCGAAGGTTTAGTTGGCTAGATGTTTACGTCAATATTAATCAAAGCCATGGTAGCATCCGAGGATCCTATTACAGCATTGATTGCTCGCGACTGGGCTGCCGTTGGTGGTTGGTCGCTGTTTATAGGTCTAGTTCTCACTGTAGTTATTGGTTCATTTAAGGGTTGGTGGGTTCCGGGCTGGATGTATAAAGCTCAGGCCAAAACTCTAGATGAAGCTATGGCTCAGAACCGTACTCTGCTCGTCACGGCAGATATTACGAAACACTTCTTTGAGGCTACGACACCGAAGAGTGGAGGGCTATAATGAACTTTTTTAGAAAGAAGAATCAGGTTGAAATCAAAGATGCCCATAAATCGGCGGACGATGCAGCTGAACAACTAAAATCTCAAAGAATATTAGTTACTACAACCTCTGCGTGGCTTGCACGTAGAAAAGAACAAAATGGTTTTGGAACGGATTTCGAATACACACTTCGTCCTAGGGAATCATAATGAATGAAGACTGGATTACTAAAATAATGTTTAATTGGAACACGGTTGCATGGGTTAGCACCAACCTATTAATCGCATATATCGCTGTCATGTTGGTAGTATTTGTTACCGGGTATTATGTACTGTTTAATCCAAAAGTAACAACTGCTGGTCGTTACATCTTTCGGTTCTTTATTTCTCTTATCGCGGTAATTGGACTGGTTTTCATTAGCCTATTCGTTGATCCTATAGCCAACAACACGTGGTCTATGTATCCTCAAGATACAGCCTTTTGGCGACCTACGGTAAGACTAGTTGGATACGCGTATGTAGCGTTTACGATTACAAGCCTTGCCATTCTACTCATTGTTCGAAAGTGGCATCCACACAAATTACGTACAGCTAGTGACTACGAATTTGTAAAGACGCGACAGGAACATAACGATATTTAACATTACGTGGGTTAACTTCACCCCGTGGAGGTAGGGCTTTCACTAAGTAAGTACCGCTACGTGCGGGGTAGTCTCGATATGGATCCCGACTACCCCGCACGCCTTTCCTTTTTCACAAAGCTGGGACTTTGCTGATGGAATACTGGATTTCCAAAAAAAAAAACAGGTGTCATCAGCCTATTCTCCTTTCAAGAGGTGTAATCCTGTCGGGTTGCACTCGGAGATCCAGTGTTCCTTCAGTAAGTCCCAACCAATACTAGTTCATATCCTCGGAGGTGATGATCTATGGCAGTACGCCGCCAGACACAAGAGTCTAGCTTAAGTAAGCGCCCTCCAGCGACAACCCCCGAAGCCCGAGAGCGACAATTAGTTGCTGACGCTATGGATCTCGCAGAACGGCAAATTCGAGAAGGTAACGCTTCAGCCCAAGTCATTACTCACTTTCTAAAAATCGGAAGTGGTCGTGAAAAGCTCGAACGTGAGAAGATCGAACAGGAAAACGAACTGCTCAAAGCTCGAATCGAGAACCTTGCTGCGGGTAAGGATATTCAAGAGCTTTATGGTAATGCCATTAACGCTATGCGAATGTACTCCGGACAAGAAGTTGAGGCTGACTATGACGATTAGATCGTATACCGAAATGCGTAGACTACACACGTTCGAAGAGCGATTTGATTATCTATCACTTCGAGGTCGAGTTGGAGAGTCAACCTTTGGATATGACCGTTATGTGAACCAAGAGTTCTATCGATCAGTTCAATGGAAGCAAATGCGAGATCGCGTTATCGCTCGAGATGAAGGTTGCGACTTAGGCATTGATGGATACGAGATCCATGATAAGATCTTGATTCATCATATGAACCCTATGAAGTTGAGCGACATTGTCGATGCTAATGCTGTGATTCTCGACCCAGAATTTCTTGTGGCGGTTACACATCGCACACATCAAGCCATTCACTATGGTGATCGAAATATGATCCGACAACCGTTTGTCGCTCGTAGAGCTGGAGACACTAAGCTCTGGGGTTGATACCTAACCATGAAAGGAGGCTGACATGGCCACTGAGAGTATTCTAACATCTACAAAAAAATTGCTTGGTTTAGCAGCGGATTATACTGAATTCGATGTTGACATTGTCATGCATATTAACTCGGCGTTTGCGACACTTCATCAGCTAGCAGTTGGGCCGACAAACAGTCTCTACATTGTAGATGCCACGTCTACCTGGACTGAGTTTATCGAAGGTCAACTTAACATTAATTCGGTTAAGTCGTATATCTACTTTAAAGTCCGGTTGGCATTTGATCCGCCGGCAACATCTTTTGCTATAACATCAATGGAAAATATGGCAAAAGAGCTTGAGTTTAGACTAAATGTAGTTATGGAAAACATATTACGACCGGTCTAATATTACATATTAATACAACATGAGAGGAGTACACATGTCCGACCAAACAGAAGACTTCTTTAAACACTTTGGCATCCCCGGAATGAAGTGGGGCAAACGCAAAAGCCGAGGCGGACGTAGCTTTGTCACTACCGAACCTGACGGCCAAGGTGAAGTTCGAAGTACTCGATCCAATACCGTGCATCTTAGTAACGCGCAGCTTCAAACGCGAATTTCTAGAATGCGGCTCGAAAACGACTATAGTGCATTGACTAAGCCTGCACCTAAAGCTGGTCAGAAGTTTGTTAGTAGCGTTCTAGCGGACTCGGGTAAGAAAGTTGCTAGTAAGTATGCTAGCGAATACGCGATCAAAGGTCTAGACAAGGCCATCGCCGCGGCAGTTATTAAAAACATCAAGTAGGATTTAGGAGTTGGCGGTGAGTCTATCTAATACAGCAACACCGATCTATTACGGTGAATTCCGTGAGCAAGTTCGTCGGGGAAACATTCCTGTAAACTTGGAAGTCTCACTGGAGATGAATCGGATCGATGAACTCATCGCTAACCCGAATTTCTACTATGACGACCTTGCAGTAAATGGATTCATTGCGTTCTGCGAAAATGAACTAACACTTACTGACGGAACAGATCTACATCTACTCGACACGTTTAAACTTTGGTCCGAGGCAATCTTTGGTTGGTATCATTTCGAAGAACGAAGTGTATACGAGCCAGGTCCAGACAATCATGGTGGACGATTTGTCCGAAAGATGGTTAAAAAGCGACTAATCAAGAAACAATACTTGATTGTTGCTCGAGGTGCGGCTAAGTCTATGTATGCCGAAGCAATTCAAGCATACTTCCTAAATGTTGACACATCGACCACGCATCAGATCACGACGGCACCGACAATGAAGCAGGCCGACGAGGTTATGTCTCCATTCAGGACAGCCATCACCAGATCCCGTGGTCCTCTGTTCCAGTTCCTCACGGAGGGATCACTACAGAACACTACTGGATCAAAAGCCAATCGACTTAAACTTGCATCGACCAAAAAGGGCATTGAGAACTTCCTTACTGGATCGCTACTTGAAGTTCGACCGATGCGAATCGATAAGCTTCAGGGTCTGCGGCCAAAGATCTCAACAATTGATGAGTGGCTCTCTGGAGACATTAGAGAAGACGTTGTTGGCGCCATTGAGCAGGGAGCTTCTAAGCTAGACGACTATTTGATCATAGCAATTAGCTCAGAAGGAACTGTTCGAAATGGTAGTGGCGACACTATCAAAATGGAACTGATGGACATCCTTCGAGGTGACTATATTGCGCCACACGTTTCTATCTGGCACTACAAACTCGACAATGTTGAGGAAGTAAACCAGCCTGAGATGTGGCCAAAGGCTCAACCTAATCTAGGTAAGACTGTTACGTATGAGACCTACGCTCTAGATGTTGAGCGAGCTGAAAAGGCGCCAGCTTCTCGTAATGATATTCTGGCAAAGCGATTCGGCCTGCCCATGGAGGGCTATACATACTTCTTTACTTACGAGGAAACCGAAGTACACCGTCCGGTTAAGTTCTGGCGGATGCCTTGTGCTATGGGCGCCGACCTTTCTCAGGGTGACGACTTCTGTGCTTTCACATTCTTGTTCCCACTTTCGAGTGGTTCGTTTGGCGTGAAGACGCTTAGCTACATCACTAATAATACATTGATGAAACTGCCTGGCGCTATGCGAATGAAGTATCAAGAATTCATAGATGAGGGAAGCCTTCAAGTTCTTGAGGGAACTGTTCTTGACATGATGGAGGTTTATGAAGATGTCGACCGATACATAGAGACTAATGAGTATGATGTTCGAGCATTTGGTTTCGACCCGTATAACGCTAAAGAGTTTGTAACTCGTTACGAGCTAGAGAACGGTCCATACGGAATCGAAAAGGTTATTCAGGGTGCTCGCACTGAGTCCGTTCCACTTGGCGAACTTAAAAAACTGAGTGAAGTACGCATGCTGATTTTTGATCAGGATCTAATGTCGTTTGCTATGGGTAATGCTGTAACCATGGAAGATACTAATGGTAACCGCAAACTCATGAAAAAACGTCAAGACGCAAAGATCGATAATGTTGCAGCAATGATGGACGCGTACGTTGCATACAAAGCAAATAAGGATTCATTTGACTAATCAACATTACGGAAGGGAGGTGGCTTATGGCATCACTTATGAACAAACTTAAACATGGTTGGAACGCATTTAACGACAACCAGGATATTGAGTACGTTAATCGTACAGTTGACTATGGTAATAACTATAGTTCACGCCCCGATCGACGACGTAGTTCATCGTCTAACGAACGCTCAATCGTTTCTGCGATTCTTACGCATATTGCAATGGACGTTGCAACAATTGATATTAAACACGTTCGACTTGACGACAACGATCGGTTTGTTGAGGGTATTAACAGCGGGCTAAATAACTGTTTGACTATCGAAGCCAATATTGACCAGGCGGCACGTCATTTTCGACAAGATCTAGTGATGTCCATGTTTGAACACGGAGTTATTGCTGTAGTGCCGATTGATACCACACTGAACCCAATTCAGACTGGTGGATACGACATCAACACCATGCGTATTGGTGAGATTATATCCTGGCATCCACGACACGTTAAGGTTCGTGTCTACGATGATCGACCCGGACAGGGTAGAAAACGTGAACTTACGCTTCCCAAGGATATGGTTGCGATCATCGAAAACCCGCTATATTCAATTATGAACGAGCCAAACTCGACGCTCCAACGTCTAGTCCGAAAACTTAATCTTCTCGATGCTGTCGATGAGGCCTCAAGTTCCGGAAAACTCGACATCCTTATTCAGTTACCATATGCGCTCAAATCGGAAGCTCGTAAGCAGCAGGCAGAACAACGCCAGAACGACATCTTGCAGCAGCTTAGAGGTGCATCACACGGTATTGCTTATTTGGATTCTACCGAAAAGGTCACGCAGCTAAACCGTCCAGCAGAGAACAACATGCTTGCGCAAATCCAGTATTTGACGACCATGCTTTATGGACAGCTGGGCCTTACTGAGACGGTCTTTAATGGGACTGCCGACGAGGCAACTATGCTTAACTATCACAACCGTACAGTTGAGCCGATTCTAGGGGCGGTTGCCGAAGCGTTAAGGCGATCATTTCTAACCAAAACCGCTAGAACTCAGCGGCAGTCGGTTGAGTATTATCGCGATCCGTTTAAACTGGTGTCTGTAAAGGATCTGGCAGAAATTGCCGATAAGTTTACTCGTAATGCGATCTTCTCATCCAACGAAGTTCGAGGTCTTGTTGGGTTTAAGCCATCGGTAGATCCGGCAGCTGACGAACTTCGAAACAAGAACATTCCAGAACCAGTACCGCCGCCTGACTCAGCCCCAACGCCTGAACTAGAGCCTATAGTTGGATCAAAAGGTACTGACTCACCGTTAACCCCTGATGAACTTAAACAGGTGTTGGGGCGTTAAGTGAGTACCGCTACTGATAAGTTTTTGGCCCATTATGGGGTTAAGGGTATGCGTCGAAGAAACGGGTCAATCCCACCCCCGGTTGACCACCTGGGTGATCGTAAAGTCGGAGTCGAAGATCCTAAGACCCGTCGTTCGACTAATTCAAGAAGTACCGGCAGCTCAAACAATACCCCCAAACCTGAATCTAAGGTCGATACCCAATCTCAGACTGATCCAAAACGAGCCATTCGACTGGACCGGTTTGCTAGATTTATGACTGAAGCCTTTAAACAGCCAGCTCGGAAGATCTGACTTTAGATTCTCAACTTAATTACTATCCGATTTAAGAAAGGAGATCTTCAAAATGGGAGACAAAATTCCCGACTTTAGTGGCTACGCCACAAAGAATGGACTCATGTGTTCAGATGGTCGAACGATCATGACTGATGCATTCAAGCATAACGATACCATGAGGGTTCCCCTCGTTTGGCAGCATCTGCACAACGAACCGGTGAATATTCTCGGACATGCGCTTCTCGAAAATCGTCCCGACGGTGTGTACACCTATGGATTTTTTAACGATACCGATGTTGCCAAGATCGCTAAGGAATCCGTTCGACACGGAGACATTACCGCGCTCTCTATCTATGCCAATAATCTTCAGCAGAAGGGTAAACAGGTCTTCCACGGCGACATCAAGGAAGTCAGTCTCGTCCTAGCTGGTGCCAATCCTGGAGCGTTCATCGATAGCGTTAACCTCGCACACAGCGACGGCACCGATATCGAAGATGAAGCTATTATCTACACCGGGCTCAGCTTTGAGCACGCCGACACTAAAGAAGGAGACGACGTGACAACGAATACCGTTATCCACGCCGAAGATACCCCCAAAACGGTTAAGGAAGTCTGGGATACCTTGACCGAAGAGCAGTCAACCGTCGTTTCGGCAATCATTGCTGAAGCTCTCGAGACTGTCCCAGAAGCAACCGAGGGCGAAGAACTCCAGCAAAGTGCGTTGGATTCTGCAACCATCACAACCACAATCACCGACGATGTCATTCAGCACGTCGATAAATCCATCAAGGAAGGTTTCCAGAACATGACCCGCAACGCTTTCGAAGAGAACGAGACTGTCAAGGACAAGCGTCCCTCGCTTTCTCACTCTCAGATGACCACCATCGTCAACGACGGTAACAAGTACGGCAAGCTGTCCGACTCGTTCATCGCCCACGCCGGCGAGTATGGTATCGACGACATCGAATTCCTCTTCCCCGACGCAAAGACCCTCTCCAACACCCCGGAGTTTATCAGCCGTCGTATGGAATGGGTCACCAAGGTTCTCGGGGGTGTTCGTAAGAGCCCCATCTCGCGAGTCAAGTCCATCGTGGCCGACATCACCGCTGACGAGGCGCGTGCAAAGGGTTACGTCAAGGGTAGCCTGAAGAAGGATGAAGTCATCAAGCTGCTCAAGCGCGTGACTCAGCCCAAGACCATCTACAAGAAGCAGAAGCTGGACCGGGATGACATCATCGACATCACCGACATCGACGTGGTGACCTGGCTCAAAATGGAAATGCGTATCATGCTCGATGAGGAAGTTGCTGCGGCAATCCTCGTGGGTGACGGTCGCGAGTCTGACGACGAAGACAAGATCGATGAGGACCACCTCCGTCCGATCGCGTACGACGTTGACATGTACAACACCACGGTCTACCTCGACGGCACCCCCACGCCGGCTGAGACCACCGAAGCAATCATCCGCTCCCTTGACAACTACAAGGGCTCGGGCGCACCGGCAATGTACACGACTCAGTCGAAGCTCACCGACCTGCTCCTGGACAAGGACACCCTCGGTCGTCGTTACTACGCCACGAAGTCTGAACTCGCCGCGGCCCTTGGTGTCAGCGAGATCGTCGTTGTCGAGGCCATGTCTCGTGCAGCAGACGTCGTTGCCGTCATCGTCAACCTCATTGACTACACCGTGGGTGCCGACAAGGGCGGAGAAATCAACTTCTTCGACGACTTCGACATCGACTACAACCAGAACAAGTACCTGATCGAGACTCGCATCTCGGGTGCCCTGACCAAGCCGAAGTCCTCCATCACGATCCGCAGCAACCCGGGTATCGTCCTGACCACGGTTAATGCACCGACGTTCGTTAACAGCACCGGTGTCCTGACCATCCCGACTCAGACTGGCGTATCGTACCTCAACGGTCTGACCAACGTGGTTCTGGCAGCTGGCGCACAGCCGGCCATTGTCAGCGGCGCATCCATCATTGTTGAAGCCGTTGCAACCGCGGGTTACTCCTTCGTGCACGGTCTTGACACTGACTGGAGCTTCACCCGCGTCTAAGTAAGGATGCATTATGGCAAAGTTCTGTGACATGGTAGGTTATGCCGTACCATCAGAGACTGTGCCTGGTGTCTGGGTCAATATTCTCGTTGAGCGAAAACTCTACGGTGAAGTTGAAAGCAATAGCGTACGGATAAATGCAGCTGAGATGAAGGTCAATAGTGATATTTCGGTGGGTAACTCCATCAACGTCATGGCCGACGCTTACGCTAATAACCATTTTCATAACATCCGATATGTTAAGTGGGCGGGGGCTCTATGGATTGTCACTAAAGTTGACGTCAAGAGCCCCCGCCTTATCTTAAGACTCGGGGGTGTGTATAATGGGCCAACGCCTGCAGCTCCAGTCCCTGCTTGAAGAAATTCTTGGTAGTCGAAATGTATATTTCCAACCGCCCGAAGACTTTAGAATGTCGTATCCGGCAATTGTGTACAATCGAGACTACGAAGAATCTCTAAGCGCAGATAACAGTCCCTATAACCGGCGTAAACGCTACATGGTTACGTGTATCGATCAGAATCCCGATTCAGGGGTTCCCGATAAACTTACAGGCCTTCCAATGTCTAAGTTCGTGAGGCATTTTACGGTTGCTCAACTTAATCACGACATCATCAATCTTTATTTTTAGAAAGGCATTACCATGACTGTACTCACATGGGATGGCTCCGGGCAGCGCCACTATGAAACTGGCGTTAGCAAGGGTGTCCTCTACATCCCAACGTTGGGCGTCTACGACACTGGTGTAGCTTGGAACGGTCTCACGGCTGTTACCGAAGCTCCTTCCGGCGCCGAGGCAACTGCACAGTACGCAGACAACATCAAGTACCTGAACCTCATCTCTGCTGAGGACTTCGGTGCTACGATCGAGGCCTACACGTATCCTCCCGAATTCGCGCAGTTCGATGGTTCAGTTTCGCCGTCGGCTGGCGTGGTCATTGGTCAGCAGGCTCGCAAGTCCTTCGGATTCTCGTACCAGACACTTCTCGGCAACGACTTGGTTGCTACGGACTTCGGATACAAGATCCACCTGGTCTACGGTGCAACTGCTGCTCCGACGGAAAAGGCTTACGCGACGGTTAACGACAGCCCCGAGGCAATCACGTTCTCGTGGGAGGTTACGACCATTCCCGTACCGGTAGCTGGCTTCAAGCCTACTGCTATCCTGACGATTGACTCGACCAAGGTATCCGCGTCGGGCCTTACGGCTCTCACGAATGCCCTCTATGGTACGGCCGCCGCGTCACCGCGTCTTCCGTTGCCCGATGAAGTCATTGCGATGTTTGCAACGACCCTCACCGCCGTAACGACTGTCGCCCCGACGGCTACCGCAGCTGGTGTTATCACCATCCCGGCAGTTACCGGTGTGGTCTACCGTCGTGCAGACACCCTTGCCATTGTCAACAGCTCTGCTACTGTGCAGATTCCTGGGGCAATCGGTTCGTCCTTGGTCATTACGGCAACTCCGGCTGCTGGATACATGTTCACTGCGAACTCGGACGACGACTGGGTCTTCACCCGAACGGTCTAATCCAACAATTGAGAAAGGAGACCAGAGAATGCTTAAGATTATCATCCCATCGAGCGAATTCTTTAATGAGACATCGAGTGAATTCCTAACGAGACCTGAAGTAAAGATCGACATGGAGCACTCTCTGGTCTCCCTATCAAAATGGGAGGCGGAATTTGAAAAGCCGTTTCTCAGCAAAGAAGACAAAACACCAGCGGAGACGTCAGGCTACCTCAGAGCTATGACTTTGACACCGAACGTCTCCCCTGAAGTTTTCTGGAGAATGCCCCCGGAGGTAATTACCCAGATTAACACATATATTGGCGCTAAAATGTCTGCGACTTGGTTTACGGAAGTTCCGGGATCGTCTAAGAGTCGCGAAATTATTACGTCAGAAATCATCTATTACTGGATGACTGCCCTAAATATCCCCTTTGAGTGTGAAGTATGGAATCTTAATCGCCTATTCACACTTATCAAGGTCACGAATCAAAAGAATTCCCCTGCCAAGAAGATGGGCAAGGGTGAACAACTTGCGCAACAGCGCAGACTGAATGCCGAACGTATGGCGTCTAACAATACTACAGGCTAGGAGGGAATCTAATGACTAAGCTTACTTGGGGTGCCGCTGGAGAACGTTTCTTCGAGGCCGGCGTAGATCGCGGTGTCCTTTATGTTCCCGGTCTAGCCGGTGTCTCATGGAACGGTCTTAAGGCTGTTAAAGAGGCACCCACTGGTGGAGAACCTAAGCCCTACTACATCGACGGGTTTAAGTATGTCAATATTGCATCAGCTGAAGAATTTCAGGCATCAATTGAGGCTTTCTCTAGCCCTTCCGAGTTTTCGGTCTGTGATGGTACTGTCCAGCTAGCGGTAGGACTTTTTGTCACTCAGCAGCCTCGAAAATCTTTTGGTCTGTCATACCGTACGCTTATCGGCGACGACCTCACAGGACTTGGTCTTGGGTATAAAATCCACCTAGTCTACAACGCATTGGCAGCACCTGCCGGCCGCGATAATAGCACTATGACTCAGTCACTAGATCCACTAGAGCTTAGTTGGGATATTTCAACTCGCCCACCAGCTGCTGCATTTGGTTATAAGCCCACAGCACATCTGGTTATAGACTCCCGAAAAGTAGATCCGGATCTCCTTGCGGTTCTCGAAGGATATTTGTACGGCGCTAATGGACTACTTCCAAGTCTCCCAACGCCCGCGCAGATTATATCCCAGTTTACTACCTGGAAGTCACTAGCCCTAGTTGAGCCGCTCAATTTTATAGGGTCGCTTGCAAGCGCCTTTACCACCATTACTAATGAGGCTGTAAATCCAAGTTTTGAGTCAGTCAACCCAGGTACCACCATTGTTAGAACTAATCTAAGCACAAATCCAAGAGCTTTAGCCGGTAATGGGTGGTTTCGAAATAACGGCGCTATACACAAAGATACATTTTTAACTAGTGGAATACCAACACATCCTTTAGGTATTACTAGTGCTTTGCGAAGTAGCCTACAAGACGGTCAAAGTAAATCATCTATTGCTAGCTTTTATAACATTGACACCTTGGCTAACACTGGACCGCAAAGACATTTAGGTGTTTGGGTGCTGGCCGAACAAGACGGATTTAAGGTTTCAACCTACGGACATCTTGCCGAAACTGTATTATTTAGTGGGGTTTGGACCTATATTAGAACTACAGGCTCTGGTCTAGCAGCATTAGAGTATGGTACTCTAGAGGTAACTAAAATTGATGGTAGTATGGCGCTTACCTCTGATGGGGTATTAGTCACCGGTTGTGTTGTTGAAAAAACCCTAGATCCGATTGGTGGATATTTCGACGGCTCCATCCTAGACTCTTTGGGTTTCGACTATGGCTGGACCGCCGCGATAGGTACTTCAACATCAACTGCTAAGGCTGCAATTGCTGAGGTTCGTAGAAACATAGTCACAAACCCTAATGTTAGTGTAGACACTACAGGTTGGGTGTCTGGCGTGGCTATGACTCGTACTGAGGCTAACGGTAAATGGTGGGTAAACGCGCCTGGTGGCACACACACCTATGCTCAATTTCCAGGCGTTGTTGGTAGATTCTATTCTATTGGGATGCGAGTACGAGGTCCCGTTGGCGTCACGGTTTCGTTAGGAAATACCGATAACGTAGTAGGCGCTTTTGCAGGCTCAGCTAGCGGCGTCATACCGTCTAGTGGCGAAATTGTACTCCAAGCTAAAGCCAGTGTGGGTACAGGTGGTACTAGTATGGCCTTTGGTATGCAATTACCAGCTGGGTCAACAGGCATCATGATCACAGAAGCTTTTGCCAAAGAAGTATTTGCAATTGGTATTTTACCAGGTCCATATTTTGATGGCACCACCATAGCTGGAAACGATGTTTTTAATCTATGGGGAGGGCTTTCAAATGCTAGCATAAGTCTGCAGTATACGCTAATGCCATTTAGTACTTTAAGTGGGAATACCGCGGTACTTAGATCCGTAGATTGGAGCGTTAACGGATATTCGTCTATTCGACTAAAAGCCAATCAAGCTAGTAGTGACAGCAGAGTTGACATATTTAGTAGCGAAGCTATTCGAGCAACCCTTAAGTTAAACACTACATATACGATCTTAGCTACCGCTCGACTAATTGCTGAACAGACGGGTACCCTCAGTGGTCAGGCCCGATCTATATTTGTACATCTAAACGGTATCTCCCAAGCACGACCGTTTAGTGCTCAAGCACCCAATGCTGCAGGCGTATACGAACTCAGCTTCAAATTCACCACACTGGATTCACTTGCTGGATACAATGTTATACGACTATATCATGGAGGGGTAGAAGGTAGTGTTGATATTTGGTGGGATAAGCTTATGCTTGTTGAGGGCGACTACACTACTGGATATTTTGACGGTGCTGAGGATGTAATTTATAAAAACCAGGTAGTCCAAACTGTCTGGGATGGTACACCACATCAGTCAACTTCATCGTTCAAACATTTCACTGAACTATCTGCAAACAGTCAAAACGGAGACGCTAACTTGATGTCTAATGAGCTATGGGTCTTTGTTGACGGCGTTTGGCAAAATAAGGGTTTAATACCCTTGGGTATATAGCGTAGATATTATATAGGAGAGGGTATACAATGACAAAACTTAGTTGGGATGACATTGGCTCTCGCTTCTATGAATCCGGGGTCGACCGAGGGGTTCTATATCCTAAAGTCGGTCCCGGTGTCTCGTGGAGCGGTATAGTTTCGATCAACGAAGCTACAGATGAATCTAGTCAGAGTATAACCTATATTGACGGCCAGAAGGCTCACACTCAACTCCAATTAGGTGTGTATTTAGCTGAACTTTCAGCATTCACATATCCTGTCGAGTTCGAGGATTATGATGGTTATTCCGATTTACAAATACGGTCTCAAACCCCAAAAACTTTTAATCTAGCATATTGCACACGATCCAGTAATGACCTAAACGATAATAACTATAAGATCCACCTAGTGTATAACGCATTAGCAAAACCTACAAGTCGAGATCATTTAAGTATAGATGGCTTGTCAAGCGCTGAAGAGTTTACATGGTCTATATCTACTACGCCAAACCCAGTCCCAGATGCTAAACCCGCATCACACTTTGTAATCGATACAGCTAAGGCTTATCTTACGTCAGTAGCCCTAGTAGAGGACGTGTTATACGGGACAGATACCACGGAGCCTAAATTTCCAACGGTAATCGAGCTACTTAAGATATTTGAAGATACAGCTATATTAAAGATTACTGACTATGGGGATGGTACCTGGTCTGCGGAAGGTCCATCTTCTATAATTCAGATGTTAGACGCTACAACCTTCCAGATTGACTGGCCGTCAGCTAACTATATTGACTCAACGTCATATTCCATTAAATCACTATAAAACTAGGAGGTCTCATGGCTATTGTCAACGGCTTAACTAAAGAACGAATGCTAGACATTGAGAACTCTACTGTAACTAGTGGTGCAGTAGACGTTAATGGGCGACTGCAGCTCACAAAGCGTGATGGAACCAAGATTGACGCAGGTAACGTCGTTGGACCTACTGGGGCTAGTCCAGTATATCCGGTTGGTAGCTTTCCCGGAGGAACCGCGCATTATTCACGGCTGGCAATTCTAGACGGTCGCTCGGCACTTGCCGGAGCTGATATTGAATTTATACTCAGCGGTCTCGGGGGTTATGGTACTCAACGACGTGCCACAGTCGTAGTTCACGCGGCACAACGAGGCGATAATAATATTTCAGTACGCGCTTGGGGAATGGGTCTTGAAGATTCTTATATGCCACTATCCCTGTTTACTCGACAGTTAGGAACTTACCACTTTGAGGTCTGGGGGCTTTACGCCTCGTATGTATTTACTCAAGGTATGACTGTTCTGGCTAGAAATAACGCTACGGTTAATATTGATAGCGCAACTACGACGAAGCCTGCCAACCTCGTCCCCGTGACATTGAATCGACTTGCCACGGACATCGATATCAACGAGTCACGTAGCTGGGAAGGTACCGTAGCTCCAGGTTGGACATTCGGACGACCCCAAGTAACGCTATCCGATGGCCGTGTCGTTTCAGCATATCTTCCGGCAAATGATGTTGATATTGTTGAGGGTGCCACAGTCATCCTATCTAGAACTCCAGGCGATATATGGACTATTATCGCCGTCAAGAATTCAGAACCAAAGTATCTTAGACAAATTCCGGTGGCTGGTCAAAACGGCTGGACGCGATATGACAGTCGACAAAGCTCAGATATAGACTCATATTCTCCTGTAACGGTTACAAAAAGTAGCGCTGGTTGGGTTGTAGCAGCTGGTATGTTTGGTGGTGGTAATGGCGCATTGAACACGGTCGTGGCAACACTTCCAGTTGGATTTCGACCACCATACAAAATGTTTTTTACAGCAGTAGCATCGTCACCAAACGTTATATTGCAGGTCTTTCCTAACGGCGTCGTGACCATCATCGGTAGTGCAATCGCAGGAGGCGGCAACTGGGTTACGTTTGGTAGCATCATGTTCAATGTGAATCTTTCGTATATTCCAATGTCGCTTGTGTCGCCTTGGGTTAGCCCGGATCAGGGAGCTTTTGGGCCCGCATCATACGCTAAAGATGCTTACGGTATCGTGTCGTTGAGTGGAGTGGTTAACGGAGGAACCCTAAACACTAACGCCTGGACTGCGCCCGCTGGATATACAGGAATGGGTGCATCTGGTTCAGAAAGCCATCTACTGGGTACGGGCTACGGCGGCGGCATTGGTTATGTCGTAAACGCAGCAGTAACGGGCACTACCCGACCTAGAGTTTCACCTAATGGCGTAGTTCTCTCGGGAATCAAATATGCATCTGCAGGTAACACCCTGGAATGGAATACCATAACCAGCTTTATGAACGGTTGGGGTAACTATGGTGGCGCATTCCCAACCGCACAATGGGCGCTTCGACCTGATGGTTTAGTGCAACTTCGAGGACTAATCGTGGGTGGTGGCATGGGTACAATTGCCTTTAGATTACCGGCCGGCGTTAGACCAAATCAGCGATTGCTTCTACCATCACTCAGTGGTGACGTACTAGGCCGTTTGGATATCCTGTATACCGGTGACGTAATACCTACGATTGGTAGCACGTCATGGTTCTCAATTGATAACATCATGTTTAACCCACAAATGTAAGGAGCAGTAATGTATTCGTCAACTGAGCGGTTTGAAGCTCGAATGATACCCCTGGACGAAGATCCTACGCTTGCTGGGATGGTTGAGGTTCGAACTGCACCATACGGTATGGTCTGTGCGGTTATGAGTTTGGCAGATTTCTACCTCACGTATAACGACACACCGTTAGGTGAAGTAGAACCCATAGTCGAGCCGGTCCCAACAACGGTCGAAGCACCTATACCGGTCCCTAAAGAACCAGTAGTAGAACCAACACCTGTAGAACCAACACCTGCATAAACTAAAGGAGAGGAGCTTTCATGATCACGTTTAAACAAAAAGGCTCCTTTGATAAGACCGAAAAGTTCCTCTCCTTTCTAAATAAAGGAAATCTTTACGGAACCCTTGATTCTTGGGCTCGAGTAGGTGTTGCAGCTCTATCGGCAGCTACCCCTATTGACTCTGGCGAAACTGCCAGATCTTGGAGTTACGACATAACTCAAAAGAATTCAGTAACCACAATTACCTGGACTAACACTCATGTTGTTAACGGTGTACCTATTGCCATTATATTGCAGTACGGTCACGGAACCGGAACCGGTGGTTATATTCAAGGTCGCGACTATATCAACCCAGCATTAAAACCCACATTCGCTAAAATTGCAGATCAAGTATGGAAGGCGGTGACTTCAGCATGAGTAGTATTGACGAACGCGTCGTCGAAATGAAGTTTGACAATAATCAGTTTGCAAAAGGCACAGCCGATTCTATATCCTCACTCGATAAACTGAAGTCTGCGCTTAATCTGGATGGGGTTACAAAGGGACTTCAAGGTCTTGACGACGCGGGAAAGAACTTCAACCTCGGTGGTTTGTCTAACTCGGTTGATAATCTCGCTACACGATTCTCTGGTATGCAGGCTGTGGCTCTTGGTGCACTTGCCGCTATTGGTACACAGGTCACTGCGCTAGCCATTAACATTGGTCAGAAGCTTGGAGCCAGTGCTACTTCAGCGCTTCGTGACGGCTTCTCGGACTACAACCTGAAGTTGGGTTCTGTCCAAACCATCATGAATGCCACGGGTGCAGACATTGCTACGGTTAACGGCTATTTCAAGACCCTTGACACCTATGCGGACAAGACTGTATTCAACCTGACAGACATGACAGGGGCGTTTGCGAAGTTCACTAACGCCGGCGTGGACATGGATAAGTCAGTACCAGCCATTCAGGGTATCGCCAACATGGTGGCTCTCGCTGGTCAGGGTGCCGATGCTGCCGGTATTGCCATGTACAACCTCTCTCAGAGTATTGCGGGAGGCTTCCTCACCACCACAGACTACAAGTCGCTAAACCTTGCGAACGTAGCTACGGAGGAGTGGAAGAACAACATGGTGGCTGCGGGTGTAGCTGCTGGTACGCTTGAGGACGTCGGCGGTGGAGCATATCACGTTGTTGGTATGAAAGCCGGAACTGCGTCCAACATGGCTCAGCTATTTAACGAGAACCTCTCTGAGGGTTGGGCATCGTCGGATGTCATCCTTGGAGTAATGGGTGACTATGGTGATGCTACTACCGAGATTGGTAAGAAAGCGCTAGCCGCCGCACAGAACGTTAAGAGCCTCCCTATGATGATGGAGACGCTTGCGGCCGGTGCGGGTACCGGATGGACTGACTCGTTTGAGCTGATGTTGGGTAATGTTACCGAAGCAACGTCTCTCTTTACTATGCTTACTAACCGCGTTGGTAAGTTTACAGACCAGTCCAACGAATCCCGAAATGCTCAATTGCAAATCTGGAAGGACATGGGTGGTCGTGATGCGATTGTCCAGTCATTAGTAAACGTCTTCGATGCGCTTGATGGTGTACTCAACCCAATCAAGCAAGCATGGGGCGAAGTATTCCCACCAACACTGGGCGCAACTCTGGCCAAGATCTCTGGTGCAATTCGTGACTTTACGGCCGGGTTGATTCTATCTGCCGATGGTCAACAGCGACTTCACGACGTTTCCAAGATTGTGTTCACTGTACTTAAGGTAGTCTTCGATGTAATTAGTACACTAGTTGAAGTCGGAGCTTTTCTAGTTGGAACGATCTTCAAAATAGGAGGCGCATTCCTTGGGTTGTTGGGTCCGATCATTGACTTTATCTCAGCACTAACTCTTGGTGATGACGCCGCCGCAAAATCTACCGGTAAATTCTTTGATCTTACCTCAGTTCTAGCATGGTTGACAACGTATGCTATTGATCCTCTGATTGCCGGAATCAATTGGTTGTCTGACGCATTTGCTAAACTCATGAAGGGTGATCCGTCAGAGTGGGCCAGTAAGGCTCGAGGCGCGTTTAGTGGTCTTATTGGTATGGGTGACAACGCTGCCGATGTCTGGGGTAGAGTTGTAGACTTCTTCAAGAAGGTTTGGGAGTTTGTAGCCCCACTGGTCAAGGGTATGGGTGACGGACTTAAAGGTCTGGGTAAGGGTATTGAAAAGGGCTTCGGTGAGATTGACTGGAACGCAGTCATCGCAGGTATTAACACCGGATTCCTCGCACTGATTATTCTATCGATCAAGAAATACTTTGATCAGGCATCAGGCTTCCTTGAAACCTTTACTGACATGTTTGGCGAACTAGGAGGTGTATTCAAGGCTTTCCAGCAGGATGTAAAGGCTGGAGCGCTTATTAAGATTGCTATCGCCATTGGTCTGTTGGCAATTGCTTTGGTAGCTCTATCACAGGTTAATCCTAACAATCTTGGACCCGCGGTTGCTGCTATGGCGTCGACAGTTGTGGCCTTGGTTGGAGCGTTGAAGTTGATGGAGAAATTCATTGATGATGACGAAACAGGCAAGATTGCAAAGCTCTCGGTAATCCTGGTAGTCCTATCTGTCGCACTACTTATCATGGCCTCAGCGGTTGCTAAATTGGCTGCACTGGACATGGATAAGATGGCGGCAAGTACTGGTGCGCTCATTGTAATGCTATATTCTCTGGTCGGAGCAGCAATGCTTCTGTCAAAGATCAAGGATGACCTACCGATGGTTTCATTGGTTATTACATCCTTGGCCCTGGCACTCTTGACTATGGCTACTGCGGTTCTTATTCTGGGTAATATGCCTATGGATCAGATGATTCAGGGTCTTTGGGGTATGGGGTTGATTCTTGCGGGACTCGTTGGCGCGATTATGCTTCTATCGATTAACAACGCAGCAACATTCGCCGCAGCCGCAGCCCTTGTAGCAATCGCTGCAGCTATATCCGTGCTTGTTGGGGCAGTTATGATCCTGGGACTAGTACCACTACCGGTTCTTATCCAGGGTATCTCAGTAATGGCTATTATGTTGGGTCTATTGGTTGGAGCAATCCTACTGATGTCAGTCAACAACGCCGCAACGTTTGCTGCCGCAGCTGCGCTATTGGCTATGGCAGTCGCTATGAATATCCTAGTAACTGCTGTTGTAGCACTGGGTATGCTACCTATTGACGTATTGGTTCAGGGTTTGGCTGCGATCACTATCATGCTTGCAGTTCTAGCAGGAACAATGTATCTCATGACTGGAACGTTGGTCGGAGCAGCAGCAACACTCATTGTGGCCGCAGCATTGATTATCCTATCAGCAGCGGTATTCATTCTTGGGAGTATGCCATTTGACATGGTGGTTCAGGGTCTAGTAGCACTTGTTGCGGCTATTCTAACGATGGCTGTAATCACGTTGATCCTTACACCGCTTATTCCGCTCATGTTCCTTGTGGGTATAGCACTGGCAGCCGCGGGTGTTGGCATTATGCTTATGGCTGCAGCGATGGTTGTATTCTCGATCGGACTCGCACTCTTTGGTCCTGCAGCAGTACTTGCCGCGGGTGGACTTAAGATTCTTGGTGATGCGATCAAGGTAGTTAGTGATCTGGTTCCTGAATTCCTATTGGTCGGTGCCGGACTATTGGTGTTTGGTATTGGTGCGGCAATTGCTGGCGCTGGAATTCTCGTTCTTGCTGCCGGACTATTGCTGCTCGGTGTAGCCCTGACATTGATCGGTGCGGTAGGTATCATCGGAGCAACGGCTACTATTGCAGTCGTCAACGCTTTGATGAAACTTATCGGTAAGGCGATCGGTATGGGCATCCTCGGTGCCGCGTTCCTAGTGCTCGGCGGTGGCCTAACGGTCCTCGGTGTCGGTGCACTACTGGCCGGCGTGGGACTTATGAGCGTCGGTATGGCACTCCTACTGCTTGCTGCCGGGGCAACCCTCGGATCACTAGCCATGACCGTTATGGCTAAGGCCGTTACAAAGCTGTCGGCACACGTTGGTGAGATGAACTCCATTGCTAGTGCTATTACTAAGCTGGCAGGCTCAGCCGGACAGGCGGGCGAAGGAGTTAACAGCACAGCTTCGGGTCTCAACAAGCTTTCAGGCTCAGCAACTACAGCGAGTAGTTCTCTTGCTACATTTGCTAAGGTTATGCAGATTACTTCTACCATCATAGCTCAGATGATCGCGGTTATAATGCTGGTTCCTCAAGCATTTGCTACCATGGCATCAACCTCAGCTACAAGTATGAATACCTTCAAAATGGGAGTAGTTAACTCGGTTGATCCCATTAAGCAAGCTGCATCGCAAGTTGTGTCCGCAATAATTGGTACAGTTGCCGGGGGACTTTCTTCCGGTCAAGGTGCCATGAAGTCTTCAGGACATAGTATTGGTACCGCAATTGTGGTTGGTATGCGTAATGGACTAAACGACGGCAGCTACTTGGTTACTAGTGCTGCTAGAACCGTTGCACAACAGGCGCTTTCTGCGTCTAAGAAGGCTCTTGGAGTTGCGTCTCCGTCAAAGGAGTACTACAAGATTGGTGTCTGGAACGACGAGGGTATGGCTAACGGTCAACTCGATCACATGAATGTGGTAGAGGATGCGTCAACAACTGTGGCCAAGGCTGCACTTAGTGCGCTATCAAAGGCTATGTCTGGAGCAAGTGGTATCCTTTCGGATAACATGGACTTCAACCCCACGATTACTCCAGTATTGGACCTGTCAAAGATCCAAGAAAACGCAGCACTCATTTCAGGACTGCTTACTCCACCGACACTGGATGTACAAGGTTCTTATGCCCGGGCTACGGTTCTGGCACAAGAGCAGCAGGAAACTGCGCCGAAAACTACAGAAGAAACCTCTTCTGGAACAACGGTTAACTACACTCAGTATAACAACTCGCCTAAGGCAATTAATGCTGCGGACGTATATCGAAACACTAAGAACCAACTATCTACAGTTAAGAAGGGATTGACAACTAGTGCTAACTAAAGTTGAGGCTCGTAACGACCAGGGAGTACTGTTGACACTCCCCCTGATGGATGTTTCTGAAGGATTTATCATTCAGGATATCGAGGGCTTGGACCCAGTGAAAGCAACACTCGTTTCTTCAAGCTTTGCAAATCTGGATGGCGAGCAATATCAGTCATCTCGCAGAGAGAAACGAAATTTGATATTTACACTGGGTCTTGAGCCCGACTATGTCGCACAGTCTGTTAAGGCACTAAGAAGTCGTCTATACGGTCATTTTATGCCAAAGTCGAATGTCGATTTTCGGTTCTTCAGCGATGATTTCCCAACTGTAGATATTTCGGGCCGGGTTGAGTCATTTGAGGCACCATTGTTTGCCAAAGAACCGGAAGCGAAGATGTCACTCTTATGCTTCAATCCGGATTTTTATGACTCAACCCCGGTAGTAATTAGTACATCTACAACTACAGGCAGTATCGAGAAGGCCGTTGATTACGACGGCACTGTTGAATCGGGTATTAAATTCCGAATCAATGTAAACCGTAGCATTGTAGGTTTTACAATCTTCAACCGATCAGCCGATAACGCTATTCGATCTCTTGAGTTTCTAACGTCACTCATTGCCGGAGACGTGGTTGAGATTGATACATCCGCAGGGTTCAAGGGTGCAACTCTAATCCGATCGGGCGTTGCTACGTCAATCTTGTATGGCGTCTCGCCATATTCTAACTGGATTGAAATGCTACCCGGAGTAAATAATATTCGAGTAGTTGTTGCTGGAGCAGCGATTCCATACACGATCGAATACACGACTAAATACGGAGGATTATAAATGGAGGTGTACACGCTTGACAGCGTACTTCGTCGTACACGAGTAGTGGACACCTTTGAAACCTGTATCTGGACAGAGCGACTTTCAGCTTTTGGGGATTTCGAACTTAACATTTTCTCTACCTTTGCCATGCGAAGCCTACTCACCGCGGGAACACGATTGGCTATTACCGAATCAAATCGCGTGATGACAATCGAGACCGTGGAGGATACATTAGACTCTGAGGGTAAAACCATGCTCAAAATTACCGGTCGATCGCTAGAGGCATTGTTGCTCGAGCGTATAAATCGGCATGGGCTGGCTAGCGGGATATCTGGAGCTAAGTGGCGGTTAGTCGGAACCCCGGCCAATATTGTTCGTCAGATATTTGACACAATTTGTAGAACCAATACCGCTCAACCTGGAGATAACATTCCGTTCTTGGTTGCCGGATCGTTATACCCAAAGAGTACCATTACAGAGCCCGAGGATATTATTACAGTATACCTTGAGTTTGGAAGTGTATATGAATCGATCAAAGATATCTGCGAGGCGTATAGTCTAGGCTTTCGAATAGTTCGTAATATGGATAAGTCGCAGCTAATGTTTGACGTATATTCAGGTAACGATCACACTACACTACAGAGTATTCTCCCACCAGTAGTGTTCAGTCCAGAACTAGATAACCTTACTGACGTTTCGGAATTAACATCGATTGATTCGTACCGAAATATTGCGTACGTATTTTCACCGGTTGAGTCGACAATTGTCTATGTTGACGGTGCAGATGCAAATACTTCAGGCTTTCAGAGGCGAGTGTTACTTGTCGATGCTAGTGATATCACATATCCTGAGCGGGCTAAGACATTAACCAATGGTCAGGAAACGGCTATTAACAAAGCTATTGGTTTGGATAATGCACTGGCAGCTGAAAAAGATGCTTTGAATCGACTTGTTCGACAAGAACGTTTGTGGTCCGTAGATCCAGCTAAAATCAATACGGTTGTTACTAGAAACACTTGGGTTGGTACCGAGGTTGCAGATATTTATGCAGCTCGAGATGCGTCTCTTGCACTTAATGCTGATGAGACGACTGCTATGATTGTAACCCTGAAACAACGAGGAACAGTTGAACTAGCCAAGTGGCGTTCTATCTCAGCTTTTGACGGAGAGATTCCACAGACAGGATCATATCGATATACGCAGCATTACGAGCTAGGCGATCTTGTAGAGATGCGAAATCAGGATGGCGTCACAAACAATATGCGTGTCACTGAACAGATCTTTGTATCTGACACCGCTGGTGACCGATCATATCCAACACTAGCTATCGATCTATTTATTACGCCTGGTTCCTGGTTTGCTTGGGACTACAACCAGGTCTGGGAGAACGTTGTAGGTACTTGGGTTGAAGCTTAATACATATAAGGAGGTTGACTGATGGCCATCGGAGACGATGCAACACAAGCTGGATATCCACTTGTACCGGATACAGGTGAAGAAGGACGTGTTCGATGGGGTGCTCGTGAACTTAACCGTACTCGAGATATTATTGCCCTAGTTAAGAAGTTGATTCCAGTTGGTATAACGGGTTTTCAGAACTCATCCGGAATCACATCCGGTACGTCGGACCCAGTTAATTCTGACGGGAAACCCAACGGAACTATCTACTTTAAGATTATCTAGGTCATATAATGGGTACTACTAGAATCGCTAGAGGTTCGGGTTCAGCCCCAACTACGGACTTCTATACAGAGTGTGACTGGGTAAGTCAAAACCAGGCTGGAAACTATTCGACACTTCATATTTATATTAAAGCTGTTAACCGTGGTAGCACTGGTTCGTTTAATAACAACCAGGGCACACAGACAGGTCAAGTTGACGGTATAGGATCAGGCAGTCACAGCGGCACACTGCCGTCAGGAGTTCCGACAAATGGTACTCGTTGGTATGACGGCGCCTGGGCATTTGACGTGGGACATGATGTTAACGGATATCTTGGCGACAGAACTGTTCGACAAGTGTTGTCGGGTTGGGTAAGCTTCAACGATACTGCAATTCTGCCCGCACCACCCCGTATCCCGAAAAGGCCCTCGTCCCCAGGAACCCCTGTAGCTAGTGAGATCCTTCCGCAGAGTATGAAGCTATCTTGGACTGGTTCGGCGGATAATGCTGGATCGGGTATCGACCACTATCTACTTCGTAGGTACGAGACGGCCGACGGAACTGGGGGATATACCGATACGACGGCTAATAATACAGCTCGTGTAATTAGTGGCCTGACTCCAGGAAAGACTTATTCTTGGCGTGTATATGCCCACAATGGCTCTGCTGATAATAATGGATATTCGAATGCCTCGGGGCTACTCGTAGTTGCTACCATGGCTCCAGCAAGACTTAAAGTCAATGGTGCCTATTCTTATGCTGTCCCGTATGTAAAACTCTCAGGTGTTTATAAGATAGCACTGCCATATGTCAAGATATCTGGCGTCTATAAGAAGCCAACTTAGAATACTAACCTAAATAAATGAAGAAGGATGAATATGTCTACGAATAACAGTGGCCCTGCCCACGCAGACAGCCCCACGTCGTTCCTGACGACCGGGGTCTATGACCGGCTGAAGTTCCTTGTGCAATACGTCATGCCGGCTGCAGCCACGTTGTATGCAGGCCTGTCAGTACTGTGGATCTTCCCGTTTGGCACTCAGGTTGTAGGTACGATCTCGCTCGTAACCGTGTTCCTTGCGGCTATTCTGGGCCTTAGTAACGTATCGTACAATAAAAGTGCCGCTGCGGTAGAGGTAAATAACCAGCATTTGAATTAGTTCGCAACAAAAACAACGCTTATAATGACCCCTCTTGAAAGGAAACGCGCTTGTTTAAGAAAAAGCAGCTCATAACCGATACACTCAAAGAGGAACTTGACCGAGTTCTCGACGAACTCTCAGGCCTCAGCTCCACGTCCAAAGAATACGAAGCCGCCGTCAAGCAGTACGATATCCTCTACAAACTCTGGTCTTCCACTCGGAAGAAAAGTAAGTTCACGGGTGACGCACTGCTTAACGCCGGCGCGCATGTCTTCGGACTGGGAATGATCCTGGGATTCGAGAAGTTCAACGTCATAACCTCCAAGGCAATCGGATTTGTGATCAAACCTAATCTCAAATCAGGCCCTATCATCAAATAGGCCAAAACCGCGAAGCCGTGTTACTAATACCCAAAAAGTAGCACGGCTTCTATGTTTTCGCAAGTCCTACAACGATTCTTAAAATTTTCCCGGGTGGAGTTTTAGGTCAAAAGGTCGCTAGTTTTACAGGGTATATAATGACCCCTTAGAAAGGAATCTATAATGACCACCCCACGTACCATGAGCGAAATTCGCGCTGACTATGACAAGATAATAAATGACTTCTGGGCTGATGACCAAAAAGCATCTGCTCCAGACGCCCTCGAACAACTTGAAGTAGTAGAGCGACCTATCCGTGAAGAACTTGAGGCCTGGTTTAAACAGAATACCACTATCGACTAACCTATAAAAACAAACAACCCCTAACACGGGTTTATGTTTTCGCAGCTTTTACATGGTATATAATGACCCCTCTGAAAGGACCCCATGTTCAAGCACAAAATTGCTCCGTACACCGTTCAAGAGCACAATGCCATCAACCTCGCCCGCGAACTGTTGCAGTCTTGTTTAAAGGACGAAGTCTCATTCGAGACCTTCGAACTCTTACAGAAGAACTACAACTTCGTTGCCGGAGCTGCATCACATGCTCGACACCAGCGTACTGAACTACTTAACCGTAAGTTCTGGAACCGAAAGAAGTAATCAAAAACAAACAACCCCTAACACGGGTTTATGTTTTCGCGGTTTCTACATGGCATATAATAGACCCCTACACGAAAGGAAATCTAATGCCATACGCTATTAGCCAACTCACCGAAACACAACTCATTGTGGCTGAAGAAGAGCAAGGATGCCGCTTCGTCGAATCCCTACGGAAGTTTTTGTTAAATAACAGATTCACCATAGTCGATCTCGATGAAGATGCAGTCTCCCTGCTGTCCTTCGTCCCGCTTAGTGTCGTTGAAAAGCACTACAAATACGTAAGAGCCATATCCACAGATATCGTCATCGCCGATCGGATCTAACCCAAATCTGTAACCTCACGATAATATCACAAAGGTTATAGTTTTTCGCGGTTTCTACATGCCTTATAATGACCCCTCACGAAAGGCATTATCTAATGAAGAAAATTACCGCTCGAACGAAGAAGTTCATCGTTGACCACGAACGCCAAATCCTGATCACTACAATTGTCGTTACTCTAACCAGTATTGCCAGCGTAGTGCTCCAGAGACAAGGCATCAAGTCACTGAACGGATTCCTCGTCGAAAAAGATCTGTATGACGAATACTACCTACCTGAAGACTAAAGAATGAGGCCCTAACAAGGCCTTTTTCTTTTCGCGAGTTCTACAGTGCTTATAATGACCCCTCTTGAAAGGAACATTATGTTTAATCGTAAGAATACCTATCAGTATGGATCGGACCCCAAACACACTGTTAGGCTTTCAACTATTGAAGCTTATGCAATCAACAATCTCCGTGTCTATAACCTCGACGTTGAAACTGGCCATGCCCAAATCAACGCCGACGAAATCGACATGCGTGCATATGATCGCGCAGCAACAAAGTTGAACGCCTACATTGCGAATCATGGTGGTTCGATCCCATGTACTGATGAGTACCTCGAAGCCAACGACATCCTCACCCGTATCAAGTAAAAAACCACAGCCCCTAACACGGGCTTACGTTTTTCGTTTCGCGAGTTCTACATGGCATATAATGACCCCCAGAAAGGAATCGCTATGATGTCATTCATATCGTTCTTTGGAGGACTCGTACTGTTCCTCGCAGTCGTACTCCTCCTCGCCCGATCGAGATTTAATCGACCAATGTGATCCTTAACGGATCAAAAGGGAGCCCTAACCCGGCTTTCTTTTTTTCGCAGTTTTTACAAGGCCTATAATAGAACCCACTACAAAGGAGAAACTATGTTTAAGAAACTAGGCGCCACCTGGACCATCGTCGTCGCAGCTGTCAGTGCACTCTCGCTCATTGGCCTCGTATACGAACTCGTATTCGTATCCACCAAGCGCAAGATTGCACGACAGGTCGATCGAACGATGCTCGGACGCGCCAAGCAGCTCAAGAAAAAGCTTCTCGACAAGTAAGTTCAAAGAAGGAAGCCCTAACCAGGCTTTCTTTTTCGCGTTTTCTACATGGTATATAATGACCCCTTGAAAGGAACATCATGGACCACAAAACGGTAATACTGATTGTTGAAGTTGAACTGGACTACACCCCAGGCATATTCCACACACCGGAAAGTGCTAAGAATGCCGTAGAACATATTCTTCAAACCCGTATCCCCCATTATAATCCAAAAGTTCAAATTCAAAAAGATTAAGAACCCAACAGCCCCTAACATGGGCTTAGGTTTTCGCGAAAATTACATGGTATATAATGACCCCTAAACACCTAATTGAAAGGAACACCATGTTCAAGAATCAGAAGCTCCGCGCTCAGATTGTTCTCGCCAAGGTCGAAAAGGCCGCCTCCACCCAGAAGCAGCTCATCGTCCAAAAGCAGAACAAGAAGACCGAAGTTCTTGAAGCCGAACTGGCTGCCATCAAGCAGGCCTAAGAAGCCAACAGCCCCTAACACGGGCTTTAGGTTTTTCAATTTCGTAAACCACTAAAGAGAGTTTTATATTATGGACGTTTTACAACTCATCGGTCAAACACTTATAATCGTCGGAAGTGTCATTCTATTATTCTTTGCGATCATCATATTCATGATCCGAAAAAGTATTTGGAATGCAATCGTGGTCTCCAGGAAAGTCTGGAAAAGAATTGGTGCCGAGATGCGTGCCGAGCGTCTAGAGAATAAAAAACCCAAACCGTAGGTATTCAATCGCGATTCCTACACGGTATATAATGACCCCTCACCTACAAAAAGGATTATCATGAATACCATTCTGACCATCGTTCTTATTGTTCTGATCATTGGCGCCTTTGTTGGCTTCTCGATCAGCGTTGCACTCCTCCGAACCGTTGCAAAGAAATACCTCAAGCTCAAAAAGCAGCAGGTAGCTCTCACCGCTATGCGTAAGGAATTCGAGACCGCAATGCTGAACATCGAGCAGCTTCAGCGAACTACCATCGATCAAGCAGTAAGCATGTCCGTCCGAGATATGGAATTTTACCTACACTCCCTATCAAAAGATAAGTAAGTCAAGCCAACAGCCCCTAACACGGGCTTTAGGTTTTCGCAGTTTCTACAGGGCTTATAATGACCCCTCACAAACAAAGGATCATTATGAAAACTCTGAACCTAAAAGCTCTTGTATTATACCATGACGTATTTGAATACGAGTCGTTCCCAATCGCCGTATGGCGCTCAACAAAAAATCAAAAACTCCTCCACCGACTAATACTCGGAGGATCAGCTTCGATCTATGAAAAGCGCCGAGGCCCCATTGAGAAGAACTCTATCTATACCGTCCGCGTAAAAATGCAATTCTTTAAGTACACCAACGTTCGCATTGAGAAAGGTTTGTAAATCAAAGCCATAGCCCCTAACCCGGGCTTTAGGTTTTCGCAGTTTCTACATGGCATATAATGACCCCTCACAAACAAAGGAAACTATATGTTCAAGCAAAAAATACTTGAAGCCTATGTTTTATACTACGAACTATTCGAAGATAAATCATTCACTACAGCTACCTGGCAATCATCGAAACGTTATAATTTGTGGCACCGTATCCTACTCGTAGGTACAGCCGCAAGACACGAAAAACGACATGGCCCAGTAACGCTGAATGGTACTTATCGAATTACCGTAAGACTACCGCATGGTGCTTTAAGCCACACAGCCTACACATCAGTACGACCTCTAGTTTAACGCCAGTCAAAGCCACAGCCCCTAACACGGGCTTACGCTTTCGCGAAAATTACAACGCATATAATGACCCCTTAGAAAGGAACATTAATATGTCCAAGAACCTCAAAGTTATCATTGCCACCGCAGCATCTGTCATCACCATCGTGATCGTCAGTGTCTTCGCTGTGCAGTACAACAAAGAGCAGTACAAAAGCATCGAATCCCTCTAAACCCAACCAACAGCCCCTTACACGGGCTTAAGGTTTTTGTTTTTTTCTAAGGAGCAATTATGTTTAAGATCGAACTCGTCTCAAATTCTACGAATAACGAAATGTTTGAATTCGTATGGACCGCTATTCAGGATGCTTTGAAAGATCACCGTTTCGATCACGAAGTTACCGCAGACGTAACTGTGACTGGAACCTTTAGTCCTGCAAGCGGAACACTTAAGACCACGACCGATTATATTTAATCTTTTCTAAGGAAAATAAAATGATCAAGATCGAGTTCACGTCCTCGTCGAAGAGTATTGAATTGTACGATAACTTGAATAAAGTGATCGCTAGATTAGTTAGCTCGTATATGGTGGATCACCCTGACGAGTCGGAAGAGACCTTGACCCGCAGCTCGTTCAATCCGAACAAGTAGTCGCGAGATTTACAAGGTATATAGTGAACCCTAACCCCTCACGAAAGGAATCCAGAAATGGACACCAACATCTCAAACGAGACCCCCGTCGAGTTCCCTGACCACATCCTGGTCGAGTACCAGACGCCCTCCACCAAAGATCAACTCGTACAGGCAGGTATTGGAATCGGAGCCGCTCTCGCGCCCGTCCTCCTCTACGTTGTCGGTGCAAGCATCTGGAGTGGAATCAGCGCCCTGCGTGCTCGCCGCCGTGCCAAGAAACTCACGATTCTCACCCCCGAGACCGAAGCACCCGTCGAAGAAACCCCCGACGAGAAGTAAAGTTCAAAAGCCAAACAGCCCCCTAACACGGGCTTAAGGTTTTTCATTTTTTGATAGCCTTTCTAAGGGGTATATTATGCAGTTTCAAGTTTGGATTGCTTGTAAGACCGAATGTCAAGATTTTGAAGCTGCGCATAAACTGCTGCTTCTCGATGACGCATTGAGTGCTATTGCTCATGCCAACGGCTGTAGGGACGAGACCCATGAAACCTGGATTGAGGTTGTAACAACTGATGGATAAAATGAAAGAGCAAGCTGTAAAAGCCAAAAAGCTTCTACAAGACGATTATATTCTGGTTGCGGGTCAACTGTACCGCATTGCCCGAGTCAAAAAGTCTAAAGACACGAACGAAGTAAAGATCCAAGCATATCCCGTATCCATGCTTCCATCAAGGAGTATTACTTTGTTTGTAGAACGATCTGTTATGTTTATTATCTACAATCAGATCTAGTCGCGGATTATACAGGGTATATAATGACCCCCGTAAAGGAGACTTATGAATACCCCCACTCGCGCTCTAGCCCCACCGCTAAAAGCAGAGGTTGATTCATCAGCTAACTCCCAAGACGACTTGACCTCCCTAATGAAAGTCGTCGTTAAGATCATAGCTATCGGATCAATTATCGCAGCAAGCTTCGGCCTACTAGCGAGATTAATCATCGCCCATTTTACCTAAATCACCAATAAGGAAGACTCTAACCCGGTCTTTCCTTTTCTCAAATCGAAAGGTCGTCATGTTTAAGAAGCTTGCCATATCCCTTGGGATTGTCTCAATTACGACCCTGACGCTCTATACGATTAAGGTGCACAAGGATAACCAGCTACTCATATCCGCGGTTGAAGATTTGGCCAACAGCGTTACTAAATATGTTACAGATCTTGAGTTTACGGAGATCGTGGCGGGCCTTAGAGACATTGACAAGTAAAGGACGTTATATTCTAATGAAAGAACTTTGCGTTACCTGTAACCACGCTATTGGGCTCCATATGCTCGGTGACTGTGGCATCTGTAACTGTCCGCGATATGTACCGGATTTCTCTTTGAAGATGGGTACGCGTAATAGCTAATGATTACCAAAATTATAGTGTGGTTTCACGAGAAAGTTCTCAAGCATCCACAAATTCACCGCAAAGTCACCGTTGGTATGTTTGACGAGAGCAAGGGTATATTAGTTAGGTGTGACTGTGGTAAGATGTGGGCGCTGTGATGAGCGAACGATACTGGATTGTTATAGTTACATTCTATAGCCTTTGCTTTTTAGGAATCTTTTTATTAGGAGTTATACCATGACCCAACCACTCAAATATCAAACAAAGCCCACACCCATTGAGGCTATGCAGATGCCGTTTGAACCTACAGACGCAGAAGCTCTTGAAATCTATCAGTGGGTTGAATCATATATTGGCTCAGTAGCACCCGACAGCGGCAAGTGTGGGGTTACCATTCATCCGTCGGGCTTGATCCATATTAAAAGTCTCAGCGAAGAAAAGCTCGTTCGACTTGGCCATTGGGTTATTCGATCTCCTCTAACCGGATTTAGCGTCAAAGGGCCTGGGGTATTTGAGAATAAGTACGAACCCCAAGAAGTAGAGCCGCTGATTGATCTCCGACTTCATGACACGATCTACAACCGCGAAAACTTGTACTAAGTCCTCAACTCTCTCGAAAGGAGAACGCACCATGTCATATATCAACATCGAAGATCCGAAATTCCTGCTTGCCACACTCAAAGCTGAGGTCGTAAGTCGTACTCGAGTCTTAGTTACCGATGGCATTGCCTACGATTCAGTTTGGAGAGAAGATTTCAAAAAGCTCTTCCTGATGATTGACGAGTTGGAAAAACCTCAAGGCACCCGGGTTGTGGTAGAAGCGCAGTTCGAACCGTTGACCCCGGACTTCACAGTTAAGCCCAATCTAGGATCCAACATCGAACGGGCAAAGCAGCTCAAGATCGACTTCCCGGTTGATATGAAAGTCACGATCGGTAAAGGTAAGACCGTGTGGACCGTCTCGGGACATCAGGGAAATACCGTGGCCCTTAATCGTACTGGCCCCGGACGAACTGCACGATTCGCCGATCCTCTGTTGATCAAGAAGATCAAGTAGTACTCGTTTGACCAGGAGCCAAAGGTCGTAAGAAGCCTTTGGCTCCTGCGTTTTATCTATACACACTTTTGAAAGGCTCACATTGTGACTATGTCCGACATCGTAGGTAGACAGTATATTAAGAAAGTACCATTAAAGATTGAAGCTATTCAGTTAAATAAAGACAACATATTCTTTCTGACCAATTGGTGTGGCGGTAAGATTATAGTGTTGCCATCGATCATGACCAATATAGACCTCACAATTGCAATCGACCTGCCCCACACTCGAGTCTTTATGGGTAATTATATTACTAGAGACAGCGAAGGCTTTTTTGATTGTATCTCAGACACAGCTTTTGAATGCGAATACCAACCTTCATGAGCGATAAATATTTTGTATTAGATTTACTATTTGATGACGGCGTAGTCCACATTGAAGTCGAGCCCCCGCATGAATTCAGTGAGCCGGACTTTGATAAATGGTCTCTCGGCGTTACAAATGGTATTGCTGCGTATATTCGGGTTACTCAAGAAGACCACAACTTCAAGAAGTCACCGCCTAAACACAAGCACCGATTTAAATTCATTGAGCCCTCGGACTCAAACCTAATCTTATATTTCTACTGCACCCGTTGTCAAGACCAAGGTCAAGTGACCAGAGCTAAACTTCGAGAAGAATTGTTGGGTAAATAATGACTGATCCGAAATACGTCAACGTCAAACTAATCATTGAAGACGCAACCTCGATAAACACTATCGAGTTTCTAAAAGTTCCTGGGGTTGATATAGAAGCGTTGTATGAACCTGATACTCAACGAAACGTGTACGTAATTACCCTTAAACCGCTGCTTCAAGAAATAGTTAGTCAGATTCCTGGCGAGCAAACACTTTATAGGACTGCAACCGAAACCAAGATTCTTAAGGAAGTAACCTCATGACCGAGATTAAAAAAGAAGAATTAGCTCCCGGTTGGTATGAATGGTTTAGTGATAATAAGTCTAAAACTCACATATCATACATCGCACATGTGCAAGAAGGCGGGGGAATATATCTTCCCGAAGTTACAACCACGTACGTACAGTTTCATAACGCAGTAGATCAAGGTCGTGCTCACCGAATGGTGTATGCCGATAGATCAGATATTTCAGATCGTGTTAAAGAGAAAATTCGTATGGCTCTCGCGTTGACCATTATTAGCGATAAGTATCCTGGATATCTAGACAAAAAGATCCTCGAAGATGGGCATTATCAAGCTCTAGCTGACCATATTCTTGAGCTTATCAAAACTATCGAAGAGGTAAACTAATGACTGATATCAAATTCTCAAGTGAGATGACTGTAAAGCTCGTACGCCATCAGGCTCATGACGATTATGTTATACAGGCAGCACAAGTGTCAGCTATAGGTGAGAACAACCCGGATACTGATCCTGTACGCTTGATTAACGCTTTGATGAAGGGTCGACACGGCTCTCCATTCGAGCACACATCGTTCACGTTCTTTGTAAAGACACCCCTCTTTGTGTTCAGGGAGTGGCAGCGTCATCGCATGTCGAGTTTCAATGAGATGAGTGGTCGATACACTGAACTGCCTCCCGAGTTCTATATTCCCGGTTCTGATCGAAAGATGTTCAATGCAGGAACCAAGATGAAGCCCGACTTTATATCCTTCGAAGAATATTGTGAAAATGCCATGATCAACCCCAACGGTCGTTGGAATGCATTCTCTAGAGACCTGGCTGACAACTCATTTGAATGTTGGATGAGATATCAAAAGGCACTTGAGAACGGTATTGCCAACGAGGTAGCTCGTATGGTTCTACCACTCAATACCTACTCGCAAATGTACTGGACAGTCAATGCCCGTTCGTTGATGAACTTCCTGTCCCTTCGAGTAGAGTCTGACGACAGTATTGTACGGTCATATCCTCAGCGAGAGATTCACATGGCTGCCGAAGCTGTGGAGACTATATTTGAGTCTCTTATGCCTGCGACTCATGCAGCGTTCGTCAAGAACGGACGGGTAGCACCATGACTGTTGCTGAAGCAATCGAGAAGTTGAAGACATTCCCCCCAGAAGCAATCATTGTGGTGAACAACGACGGATCGTTATCAAAAGACGTTGGTATTGAGTGGTCACCCTATGACGGTCTGGTTTCAAAAGAAGTAGTAATCTGGTAATCAACATTAAAGGTGCACTATGAAACTCCCACCAAATGTTCACGTAACTAAAACCACAAACGGTAAATCCTCACAGGTTATATATTCAGTATCGTTTAGCGTAGAGGTCTCAGTTATCCTTGATGCAGGGTTAGATAGCAACGAATACGGAAACTTAGCCCTCGAAAAAGCCACAACCAAGTTACTCCAAAACGTTCGAGAGGCAGTCAACTGATGGATCCATTAACCATATTCATAATTGCAGACGGAATCAGCTTGCTTATATTGGTAGGTCTCGTAATCTATTGGCGTCGGGTACTGAAAGATGAGTGAGTCCGCGATATTACCAGATCCAGATTGTGCTACAGGTAAGCACGAGAACTGTAAAGGTGAGGGTTGGAACCTCGAGCTTGACTGTATCGATCAGTGTCCTTGTATTTGTCACGAAACCTAAAGGAAAACTAATGCGTAAACTATCGGACAAGAAATACACTGATGTGTTAAACGACCTCCAAGATTTGAGATATTCTACACGAGACATTGCAAATCGAAATCAGGTAGTTGCGCCCTTTATCTATACCGTGGCTAAAAAGAATAATGTAGACATGGCTGCTCGAGCTATTGCCCGAAAAGCAAACAATGTATATAATTATCAGGGTCGTCCTAAAAACAAGAATTATAACAAAATTCGAGCAGACTTTCAAGAAGGTCGCTTGTCAGTTCTTGAAATAGCAAACAAGTACGAAATATCTCACCGCACAGTATACGCTATCTGTAGCGATTCCTCAGAGTTAAAAACTAATCGACGTATAAAGCTGTTAATTAACCGAAAAAATATACTCGCAATTAAAATAGTCGAAATCGATAAAGAAATTGCAAATCTCGAAAAAACCCCGGGAGAGTAATGCATAAGCATCGTTTGAGAATTATGGGTCCGTCAGCTACAAAAAAAACTATGCTATTTGCATGTACCACTTGTCTCGAAGTGCACCTCTATAGACGGTCGGCTTTGTATGGGATGTTGCTTAAAGGTTTTAAATATCGAAAGCGCTATAAAAAGAACTGACCCTCGCGAAATTTACACGCTTTATAATAGAAGAGTAGACGAAAGTCTATGCTAGTACACTGCCGTGTTCGAGCCCTCTTCTTTTTCTCTCAATAAGTTATCCAACCGGATTTCTTATTTTTAATTTCTTGAAAGGAAATTCTAATGGCTCGTCGTCGCAGCAATCGGTATGGTCTTGGCAGCTTCTTGTTTGACGCAATCCTCACATTGCTCACTGGAGGGCTATGGCTCATCCGAGTCTTTGTGCGAGAATCTCGCCGCTAGACTACCCACCACGAAAACGCAAAGTAAGGAACCGCTGTGAGCAAATTCGGAATGTTGACTAAATCGGCGCATAGCCTCCTCAAAAACAACACCCCGACAATTTTGACCGGATTGGGTGTTTCAGGGCTTCTAGCTACCGCTGTGCTTGCAGTTAGAGCTACACCAGGAGCCGTTAGAGACATCAATCATGAGGCTGATCGACGGGCAGAGATCACTGTCAACCATAGCGAGCGCTGGCAGTCTGGCGAACGCGACTTTGAGCCCTATGAGTTCGCCGAGCCGTGGGATGAGCCCAAAACCATCATTCAGCTCGGTTGGCGACACTATATCCCAGCGGCCATGGTTGGTGTAGGTACGGCCATGTGTATCATCAGTGTAAACTCGATCCACACTCGTCGTAATGCGGCTCTCATCAGCCTCTACACGTTAACTGAGCGTGCCTACGGTGAATATAAAGAAAAGGTAGTGCATACCCTTGGAGCGAACAAAGAAGCCCGGGTTCGGGATGAGATTGCCCAAGATCGGGTAATTGCCGCGGGTCCATCTACGACGATCATTGGCTCGGGTAATATCCCATGCTTTGATACGTTTACCGGACGATACTTCGAATCCACAGTAGAAGATATTCGAAAGGCTGAAAATGACATCAATCGGCAGTGCATTAACGATATGTACGCCAGCCAGAATGATTTCTATCGACTGATCGGGCTGCCCCAGGTTGCCGTTGGCGAAGAAGTTGGATGGACCACCGATAACGTACTTGAAATTCAATTCAGTGCGGTTCTGAGTGACGGCAAACCAGTCATGGCACTCGAATATCGAAAGCAGCCCACCATTAAATACACCCGAGTGTGGGGCTGAAAAGAAATACCCATGGTCTTTGTCGCTGATGAAGACCTGTACGACTGTATATAACAAGGAGAAATTGATGAACAACGAACGCTTTAACAACATTGTCCAGACCCAGCTTGGTCAGATCGAGTCTATGTTGGTTAGTAAGGGTACGGAGTACGCCACCGACCGAGACCGTCTGCATAACTTCAAGCAAGCTGCGGCACTTCAGAAGCTGTCTCCTCGAGATGCTCTGGCCGGCATGATGATCAAACACACCGTCTCAATCTACGACATGATCGGCGATCAGACTGGTACACATGCTGTTGAAAAGTGGGATGAAAAGATCACGGACCACCTGACGTATCTGGTTCTGCTTAAGGCCGTTATCGATGAAGAATTCGAAGACGCCAAAGCAGCAGCCAAGGCCGCAGGATATCCGTCGGCTGACTCTCAGGCAGCAACCCTGGCTCGTCGTGAACTTGAAGAACGGTTCATCAGCAACGTGAAGTTTAATGAAGCCCCTACTGAATTGTTGACCACGACAGTTCCCGCCTAACCACCCATAAGCTGTTCAGAATCTAGGAGCCTATCATGCGTCGTAAATACTTTGTCAAAAACGATATTACTGGATTTGTATGCTTCCGCGGTCGCCGTTTCTGGACAGCCAAAGGTGCCGCTCGCAAAATCAATCGTGCCGGTTTCTTCGGACGCATGATGACCCTTCACAAAATCGTATAAGCTCGCAAAAATTACAGGGTATATAATGACCCCTGTCCCCCTCATAAAGGAACACCAAAATGGATGAAACCACACCCACCACCGTCGAAGCCCCTACCCTCATCGAGAAGATTAAGGCCAACAAAAAGGTCATCATTACTCGAATCGCCGTCATTGGCGGAACTGCCCTCGGCCTCATCGCCGCCGCTGTTCTGCTGAAGAAGGTCGATTCAGGTGACTTTGATGAAAACCCTGATGTTGACTACATCGTCGTCGAAGTTCCCAAGGACTCGACCCTGGAATCAACCACCGCCGAATAAGTAAGCGGACAGTCATCAACGGGAAGCCCATGTAACTAATAACTACATGTGCTTCCCTTTTTAATTCTCTTGAAAGGAGAACCCCATGAACAAGATCGGTTTCGGAGAAAAACTCTCCAACACAACGTCATTTGCGGTAGTAACTATTGCTCATATTGCAATCGTCGCATTTGCAAGTAAGACTGCCATGGTTTATGGCTACTCAGCAGTAAACCGCGCAAAGCATATCCTCGCCACCAATGGCCGGATTTGGACCAACTCGACCTACCAGCAGTTCGACAAGTAAGGATTTTAAACATGCTCGGAAAGACTATCACCTACAAAGACTTCAACAACCAGGACGTAGAAGACACGTTCTACTTCAACCTCACGCCGGCTGAAGCAACCGAGCTGAATATCCGAGAGGACTTGCGGGCCGTAGGTAACTCTGGAAATGCGAACCGACTCATGGATACGTTCAAGCGTATTCTACGGGCAGCTTACGGCGTTCGTCTTGCTGGTGGTGCACGGTTTATCAAGACCGATCAGGATTGGCACGAATTCGTAGCAAGTAATGCATATTCGAAGATCTTTATGCAGCTTGTTACGGATGACGTCTACGCTGCAGCATTCATTCGGGAACTTATTCCTGCAGATATGGCTGACGGCCTTCCTCAGAATCCTGAGGCAGCCAAGAACCCTGAGACTGCTCGAGCCAACTCTGAAGCAAACATGCAGGGCTATAACAAGCCCTCCGAATCCATTGCTCAGGCTCAGCAGTTCCAAGCACCAGCTGCTTCGCACGAAAACTACACCTCGCGTCGTGAAGCTATGAACTTCGAGCAGGGTACCTTTAATCAGGGAAACCCGCAGCAGTAAACAGCCCCACTCAAGCACCACTCAATTCTCAGAAAAGGACTAAACATGAGTATGTACGAAAACTTCAAAAGTGCCGTCGAAGGCGTTGTTTCGGCAAGTGTCGGACTTGTGCTGACCACGGTCATTGTTAAGAACACTCCAGCGGACCTCACGTTCCTTCCTAAGCTCGGTATGCGAGTTGGAACTCTCGTCATCGGCTCACTTCTGAGTAATATGGCTGCTAAAAAGATCACTGACGGCATGGACAACATGGCTACGGGTATCCAAACCAGCATTGATGAAGCTGAAGCTGAGATCAAAAATCAGAATCAGCTTCTTGAAAACATCAAGGCCGTCAATGAAGAAGCAATGAAGCCCAAGCGTAAGCCTGCTGCCAAAAAGCCCGTGGTAAAAGATATCTGATGGAGCCCCAGCGACGCGTTGACGAACTTAAGACGCTGATCGTATCTGCTCGTAGGCTCGGTTTTTGGAATGACGTGCTTCATTTTACAGCCGAATTAGATAAACTCGAAGGAAAGTAATATGCCTGAAGAAGCTCCAAAGAAGCCTACCAATCCGTACGGCCTTCCAAGCAATAGTAATAAGGACAAGGCCCCTGCTCCGAAAGAGCGTCCCGAGATCGTAAAGATCACCTCGATGGGTGTCACTCGTAAGAAGCCTCTTGGTCGAAAGATTAAAGAGTCGTTCATGGGTGATGACGCGCAATCGGTGGGTTCGTATATCCTCTTCGACGTGGTGATTCCATCGGCCAAGTCTCTTATTCTGGACATGTTCACACAAGGTCTTGAGCGTTCACTCTATGGGGATTCCCACGGACGTAGCAAGCTCGGACGTGACCGCATGTCTGGCGGAAGAGGAACCAGTTATCAGAAGATGTACAACGGTAACACTGACAGCCGAAGCTCTAGGGACGACCGCCGTGAACTTTCAAGCCGTGAGCGTTCTGAACACAACTTCGACGACGTGATCCTTGCCAATCGGGGAGAAGCCGAGGAAGTTCTCGAGCGTCTTCAGGACTTGGTTAATGACTATGACCAGGCTGCCGTTGCAGATCTGTACTCGATGATTGGCGTCACCCCCGCATATACAGATAATAAGTGGGGTTGGACTGACATTCGAGGTTCTCGAGTTGACGCCGTCCGTGGAGGTTATCTCCTCGTTCTTCCCCGAACCACTCAACTCGATTAAGGAGTATTAAATATGGCATTTCCGGGCGTTAAAACTGTAGTTATTCCCGTGCCTACCGTAATTCCTTCTGGCGTTGAAGTTGACGCTGCCGCAGTCAAGATGGTCTGGAACGAATTTGTTAAAACCCAGCAAGAAACCGGTAATCCCCAGACAGTTTACGATCGTATTCTGATGGCGATTCTTCGGGCAGTAAACGAGGGTCTGGAAACGGGCCCCATCATCGAAGCAGAATAACAGAACTAGGGGGCCATATTGCCTATACACGAAATGCAAAGACTACTGTCAAGGCTGTATGGCCCCTCATGGGCAGGTAAGGTCGAGAAGATGTCTGATCGGCAAGTTACAGCAATTTATACACGCAAACTCAATGAGGGCGCGTTTAACAAGGAGAAAAAATGACAATCGCAATTGCTGGTGCTGGGCTCAAGCTCGCCACCTCCCGTACACTCTTCAAGGGTGTCTATCTTGCTAGAAAATATGCACCTGAGATCCTTACATCCGTTGGCATCGCCGGCTTTGTGGTTACGGCAGTCATGGGTGCTAAGGCCACACTGAAGCTCGAACCGGTCGTAGACAAGCTCAACGACGACTTAACTCGTATCAAGGAGATTCAGTGCAATCACCCAGAAGCCGAGACCAAGCGCGACAAGATTCGCGTTTACACTCACGCAATGGGTTCCATCAGTAAGATCTATGCGCCGACCATTGCACTCGGTGTCGGTTCTGCAGTATGCATCGTATCGGCTCACGGTATTCTGCGTCGTCGAAATGTGGCACTTGTGGCTGCATACCAGGTCATCGAGAAGTCGTTCGCAAACTACCGGGAGCGTGTTGTCGAGGAATATGGCGAGGAGAAAGACCTCGAATACCGCTCAGGTCTCCGAACTGAATCGATCAAGGAGGACGGCAAGAACGTCAAGGTAACCACCGAGCTGGATCGAATCAAGGGTGCCTCGCCTTATGGTCGCTGGTTCGATCAAGTTAACTCGTCGGTTTGGGAAAAGCTTCCCGAGTACAACCTGATGACGCTTCGTGCCCAGCAGGAATACGCCAATCAGAAGCTTCAGATCCAGGGATATCTCTTCTTGAATGATGTCTATGATTCGCTTGGAATCGAGCGCTCGCAGGCCGGTCAGGTTGTTGGTTGGTACATCGACAAGAACCGTCACGGTAAGGACAGTGGTGACTGCTATGTCGACTTCGGCATCTACGACTTCGATAGCGAAGGTGGGCGTCGATTCATCAACGGGAGTGCTCCTGGAATCTTCCTGGACTTCAACGTTGACGGCGTGATCGTCGACAAACTGACCTAACAGCTCGAATATAAGGTGGCGCTTGACTATATATAACTGTCAAGCGCCACCTGTAATCCCCAAATTATTAGGAGAAACTGATGAATGCTCTACCCAAGCCCCAGCCCCCGGTTTCTAAGTTGGTTCCAATCTATCCGACTGTAGAAGAGTCCATACCTGCGGTAAAGATGCCGTACGTACGCAAGGAGCACTTGATGGATCACCCGTTTAGGAACATCAAGACTCAGATCAAAACCAGCAACGGAAAGCAGACCAACTAATGAACAAATCAGATATTGCATCAATCGGAATGGGTTTGGCTGGAGTTGCTATCAGTTTTGCTACTGGATGGTTTGTCTCCAAGTCAGTAACTACCAAGAAGCTTCGTGCTGTTTTGGAACAAGAACTCAAAGATATGGAGAAGTACTTTGAGCGTCGTGGAACCGAGAACACCGCCAAGCGTAATGTAACAAAGCCCTCCCCTCAGGAACTCTTTGAGGATCAGCACGGTCGAGAAGAACTTGACACGATACTCGGTGCATATCGTACCGATGCTGAAACCTTTCGGGAAGTAAACGACGGTCGAGCCCCGACTGACGAAGAGCTTCGTATCTTGGGTGAACCTGAAGCCGAGTATGAAGAGCCTCGTACCAGCAGCAACGTGTTCACGCTGGTAGAACCCACAGACGTCGGTGACGAGATTGACCCGCCGCTGGTCATTCGAACCCCGGACAAGCCGTATGTTATTCCAATTGTATCGTTCATGGATCCTGAAGAGGATTACGAGAACTACGATAAGATCACGATCACGTATTACGCCGAAGACGGAGTCCTGACGGATGACGCCGACAAGGTAATCACAGAAATCGACAAAACTGTTGGACTGTCGAACCTTAAGAAGTTCGGAAAGGACTCTGACAATGAAGATATTGTCTACGTCCGAAACGAACGAATCAGTACCGACTTTGAAATTGCCCGGGTAGAAGCTAGCTATACCTCGGTGGTTCTAGGTTTTGACGCCAAGACCGCAAAGAAGACGATTCGAATGAGGGAGGATGATTGATTCTTGCAATAGACGAGGGTTATTTCAATTGGTTGTATAAATCTATAGCCGGCAGTGTCAAGAATCCAGACCGAAGTTTCTCGCTCCTTTGTGAGCAGTTACACAAAAAAGAATTCCTTTGGTATGTCCCCAACGACGACAATCGAGTTCTTGACGGAAAAGATCTACGACTCGACTATATACACACCCATAGAATAAAAGAACCGGATCGCACCTGGCTAGATCTTGGATGCTCTATGTTCGAGATGCTCGTAGCACTTTCTCATCGTGCGTCCTTTCAAGCTGAAGGCTCACACGACGAATGGTTCTGGCGTTTTATGACAAACGT